ATGGCAACAATCAGATTAACAATTTTAAGTTCTATTAAGGAACATGATGGCAGGCTTCCCATCTTAGTCTGCATCTCCCAAAAGAAAGAACGCGCCTACATCAAAACAGAGTTTCTGTTAGATGATATTGCAGAATTCGATAACGGTAAAGTCGCTTACCGGAAGGATGCGAACGTCATGAATAAAAGGCTTGAATTTGTGTTTTCACAATACAAAGAGAAATTTAATTCTATTGAATGTATAGACTATTTTTCTGCAATTCAGATAAAGCGGATTATAATGTCCAAGGAACGCCCTTCACATATTTCGTTTCTGGAGTTCTGGAAACAGCGCATAAATGAAATTAGGGAAGAGGGGAGGGAAAGCTATGCAAAAATGAATGAGGAGACTGTACGGGTGTTTACGAATGCGGAAGGAGATGTACCTATTCCTGCAATTAATACTTTATTGGTAGAGCATTTTAAAAAGTGGATGATAAAGAAAGGCTATGCTAATGGAAACATCGGATTGCGATTAACCCATCTGAAAGCCCGGATAAACGAGCTGATAAAAACAGGTGTTCTGAAAACGGATATGCACCCATTTGCGTACACGAAAATACCAACAGCAGACCCTAAAGAATGCGATCTTTCAATAGAAGAATTTCAGAAAATACAAAGAACGGAAGTTGAAGGAAAACGATTGAATTTAGGTAGGGATATGTTTTTACTATCTTTCTATTTGTGCGGTATCAATCTGAAAGATTTGTTATCAGTCGATTTGTCGGTGGATATACTTTCTTTTGAAAGAATCAAGACTGTTCATGCTAGGACAGGGAAATCAGTTATAACGATACCCATACACAGTGAAGCGAAAGCAATTATCAGTAAGTACATAAATAAAAAAGGATTTTTGGATTTGGGGTATTCTTATACCTATTCTAATTTGCAAAAATATATCAATCTTTGCATGAGGGAACTAAAGGAATACTTGGGGATTAAACAGACATTGTGTTTCTATTCTGCTCGTAAGACTTTTGCACAATTCGCCTCTGAACTTGGCATACCAGACGGGGTGATAGATTATTGCCTCGGTCATTCGGACAAAAGCAGAGGGGTTATCAGGTATTATACAAAAGTAAAGCAGAAACAGGCGGAGATAGCCATAAACAGAGTTATAGACTATGTGAACAACCCGGATAAATATAAGGACTATATAGAGATGAGGGCGGATATCATGATGATGAAGGGGTAAAATAAAGAGGATTACTTGAAGATACATTTCCCTCATACTCCTTTTTTATAGGATATTTTCACTATGCTTCGATCAAGACCAGCGTAAGTATAAAAATAATACTTGCAAATGTGGAAAATAATCGCGAATATTGCATTATCCGTTACAAATAAAAATAGTTTTAAGTTATATAAATTAGTGTTTGTTAAAAAAAAATAAGTTTAACTTTTATAAACAAAATAATACTCATGGGATACAATGGTAAAAATAGGAGATTAAGAGGTTCGGTTATAAGAAAATCATCTCTAAAATTTGGAACTAAACTAATTTCAAGTGTAATAGCAATTCCTATAGCTGCCGCCTTGGAAGAGACTTCTACAAAAAGGAGTATTGTGAAAACAAATAGCCAAACTCTACCTAATACCTCCCTCAAAAAAAACGAAAAAACACAGAAGTGTAAAATTTATATAGATAATATACGCTCAATCACTGATAATAAATACAAATATATCATAGCGGACTTTATTACTTTGATCGAAGAGAACCAGTCTTTAAAAAAAACTATATTATTAAAAAATAACGAATTAGAGAAGTTGAAGTTAAGAAAGAAACTCTTCACATTTTTTCCAAGAAAGAAAAGCAAAATTGAAGCTGATATTAGTAATACAATAAAGGACATTGAAGATTTAAGCAACAGAAAACAAATAGAAACATTAAATGCGGAGGGGTTGAGAAATTTAATCGTTGAGAAAAAAATATTGTCTTTGAAAGAACCATTAAATTCTTCAAAGCTTTTACTATCTGATGATAGACCCTCTTTTTTTAATAATCAAAGTGTGTATCATTCTTTTATGCTAAATCGAGTAAAAGCGCAAATTTCATTTATGCCTAATATACATATAAGCCATTGCCCTGCATTAACAATTACCGCTCCATGTATAGATTTATTTTTTTTCGGAAAGGGTATTATCTTTAAATGTAATGGAGAGTTTGCTATTATTGGTTATGAAAATCTAAACTGTAAATATAAAGAAGTGAAAATAAAAGAAGATGAATCTTTTAATACTCATGACTATACTTTAGATAGTTATACGTTTCTTTACCCAAGAAATGATGGAAGAGCGGATTTAAGATATAGCTATAATCCACAAATCCCTATTATTAAATATGGAAGATTATCTTTGGAAACAAGCAGAGGATTATCATTAAATCTTTTTTTTAACAATTATTTCACTGGACTCCAATTATATAAGGCCATAAAAGGTATTTCTTATTCAAATATTGACTATAAGACAAAAAACAGTCAGTACGCAATAGACAAAAACGTTTCAAATATTTCCTGCCAAAATTCAGAAAACAAGTTTTGTTTAAAAGATTCTGATGGATTTGATGTGATTGTGGATTTATGCAATGATGAGGAAATAAATCAGATATTGACCTATGCAGATAGTTTAGTTAACGCAGAAAAATACAAAGAAGCCAATGTGTTATATAAAAAACTCTTAAATACCACAACGCTACAAAATAACTCTTTATATAATAACATTGTTGTTAATAAGATTAAGGATATAGAAAACAATCAATCAAAAAAAACTATAGATGCGACAAATGTGTGGAATAATGAAATGCACAATTTACTAATTGATGCAGACAACTTGATGGAAAATAAAAAATATAAAGAAGCAAAAATGCAATATTACAAGTTGTTGGAAGCTGCGATGTTATACAATAATCATTTATACAATGGCATAGCAACAACAAGACTGAAAGAATTAAAAAATAAGATTGATTTATCCGATCCTTGCTATCCCGGCCCCTTATTTGATATTGAAATGATCAATGAAATTATAGAAGATGCTAAATCTTATGAGAAAAGAAAAGATTACAAAAAAGCACTTTCCAAATATATAGAAGTCAAAATGTATGCTAATATGTACTCATCGCTACCATATATAAACCTTGCTAAAATAGAAATTGAAAAACTTAAAGAGCTGAAAAATGAGAATTGAAAGAGAAGGCTGCTTATTCGGCTGCCTTCTCTCTAAACAATCTCAATTGGTCAATCGTCGGGTAAAACGTCGGATTCTCCCAGTTCCTCGAAATCACTGAAATCATCGAATCAAGGTACTTTCCACAATCGAGAATCTTTGCGCATTTATCAAGCTGGAATTCCCCGGCTGGGTATCTCTTATTATTGAGCGTTTCTTTAGCCCAAGTTAGCAACTCGTTTATCGAGTCATAGTCATATTTCTTTTCTTCTGCCATAATGTTAGTTTTCGGCAAAGGTATAAAAAATCCCGGCATATCTAATACACCGGGAGGATTCCATTTTAAAAAGGAATAAGCTATAATCGTCTTCTTAAATCTCTATTTACCATCTTTTTAAAAGGACGTTTTTCAACTCCAGACAAGTTTTTTGCATCATTTATTTCATTTACATTAGAATTTTTCTGTGCTCCCTTAATCTCTAGAGCAAGGTCTTTCACTGTCGAAAGCTTGTCTGTTTCTTTCTGTATATCCTTACATATTGCCTTTAATGGTTCAAAAGTCTTCTCTATTGCATTATATATATCAACAGACTTGCTTCGTATAAAAAATGCAAATACTACAAAATTTACATATGGCAGGAATAAAGTAATATAAACTGCAATATCATAATAAGGCACTAACAGGTGCCTTGTTAAGATTTCACCCCAAATCCAAGTAGTAATTATTCCCAATAACAATATGATAGAAAATACATATATTGAACACTTTAATGAAGAATAATCAACCCATAATTTACATCTTTTCTTTTCACCAAAAAACCATGAAGAGACTGTGTATAAGAACGATAATAAAACAACTACAATCCAAAAGACCCTTATAGAGTCTGAATCAAATCCTGCAATAAATAATGAAACCAAAGAAAATAAGAATGTAAATAAACTCAAAGCTGAATAACTTTTTGAATTACATTTTTCTAAAACGTAGCTATTTAAAGAATTCTTCTTATCATTAATATCTTGCAAAGCTTTTTCTTTCTTCCTTTTCAATCCCTCTATCTTAAAACCTGCATCGCAGCCATCAATACTAAAACTGCTTAACCCATCAATTGTATCTTCGTCAATAGCTTTTTTACATTCTAAAACAATTTTCTCAATACGTCCAAAATAATCAAATACTTTTTGGGCTATTAAACAAGTGTATTGCTTTGTATATTCAACAGCCACAAATGCGATAGTAAGTGTCGCGCCCATTTCTATAAAAGAAGTGAAATTATCTAATTCCATTTTATTACAAATTAAATATTTTCACTAGGTCAATAACTAGATTAGCAGGATCGTTAAATACTGTATCGAAAAAAGATACTAATTTCTCTGAATAATCAGGATCTGCCATATTACATATTGCAGTACGTTTTTCTATATCCGTTTCAATACGATAAGAACAACGATCTCCAATAGCTAAATGAGCTGACTTATCTTTATAAGCAATTTGTGTGTTTGTTGACTTTATTAAAATGTGATATTCCCCTAATGATTGATAATAAGCCAAACGTTTATATAAATTGTGATTTACAGCCTGTTCTTGTCGAAATTTATTTAATAATATATACAAATATCCTTTTTTCTCAATAAAATTACTTACAGATTCAATGTATTCTTTACTTCCTGTTACTTCGTTACATAAATTCCCTGCAAATATTCTAAACTCCGTACTAGAATGATCGAACATTTCTTGAAAAACAGACAACATTTTATCATTATCCGAATTAAGGAAAACTTTATTAATTTGCTGTTCTGCTAAATTATGAACAAAACATTTATAAGTATTCATAGAATTATATTATCTTTTTCGCAAATTAAACACATTAAGTCTGATTTTGCTCAAAAATAACGTTTTTTTTATCTTTTATTTGCTTAATATTGCAAAGTGAACATTACAATATCAATTGTATGCATAAAAATATAACCCTTGCAATAATCGCAAGAGGAATCAGCCAGTATAACCACCTTTCTAGACGTTCCATAGCATCACCAGCAAAAGCAAGCGGAAATAGCCATAAACAGGGTGGTAGACTATACCAACGATCCAGAAAAATATACTGAATATATAGAGATGAGAGTAGATATTATGCTGATGAAAGGATAACCGAACCTTTTTCTTATATTTGCTGGAAAATAATCTATATGACAATTGAAGAAGCAATTGCTCTTATTGAGCGAATAAAAGACCAGGTTGTCGGGGCTCCAGTTAAAGGTCGGTTCATTGAATCTTTGTTTATTGGGCCAACCAACTGGGATGAAATGCATGTCTTTATGAATATCTGTCTTCAAAAAGGGGAAGATGAAGCTATCGACGAGTTTATTGGCAAAAGTTTTTCTGTGTATGGCAGGTCGGTAACATATATTAATCCTGACCTTCCACGGTGGGATGTAACTGTGCTGGATGATTGGGAGAAAACTATTAATAATTAAAAAAAGTATCTGCAATGAGCAAACCCTGACCTCTTTTGTTTTAATACAAAGAAGCAGAGTTATGAAAAAGCAAATAGAAATACATAAAATAGATATATCAAGCAATCTTCCTTTGCAATACGCTGATGAAGGCATAAAGGCCGGTTTTCCTTCACCGGCTCAGGACTATTTAGAGCAGGCAATTGATTTGAATAAAGAGCTTATTCGGCACCCGGCAAGTACTTTTTATGGTCGTGTAGTCGGAGACTCAATGCGTGATGAAGGAATAGAGGAAGGCGATATACTCGTAATAGACAAATCGCTTGAATTACTGGATGATGATCTTGCCGTATGCTTTATCGACGGTGAGTTTACCGTAAAGCGTGTAAGACTAGAACCCGATGCAGCATGGTTAGTACCGTCAAACAGTAATTATCCACCCATCAAAGTGACGAAAGATAATGAGTTTATGGTTTGGGGGATAGTAACCTATACAATAAAAAAGAATCGGAGGAAAAGATAATGTTCGGATTGATGGACTGCAATAATTTCTATGCTTCCTGTGAACGGGTATTCAATCCAGCGCTTAACGGGAAGCCTGTCGTTGTACTTAGTAATAACGACGGGTGCGTTATTGCACGATCCAATGAAGCTAAAGCACTAGGTATCAAAATGGGAGTACCTGCTTATCAGATTAAGGATTTGGTGAGTAGTCACGGAGTTGCTGTATTCAGCAGCAATTATACGCTGTATGGAGATATGTCCGGACGCGTAATGTCTATTTTGGCAGGATTAGCACCCGAACTGGAAGTTTATTCTATCGACGAAGCATTTATCAACCTTGATGGCATTCAGGATATTCAATCACTTGGAACAAGAATAGTAAACCAGGTAACACGTGGTACCGGTATTCCTGTTAGTTTAGGTATTGCACATACCAAGACACTTGCAAAGGTAGCTAATAAGTTTGCAAAGAAGTATCCAGCTTACAACCGTCTTTGTATCATTGACACCGAAGAGAAACGAATCAAAGCACTACAACTGACAGATATTAGTGACGTATGGGGAATCGGACGTAGACAAGCAGCAAAGCTCGAAAAGCAAGGAGTGAAAACAGCATATGACTTTACGCAGCTTTCCGGTGCATGGGTACGCAAGAATATGACGGTTGTAGGAGAACGTACATGGAAAGAGCTTCGCGGTATATCATGTATTGATATGGAATCAGCTCCACCGGCCAAAAAGCAAATTTGCACTTCACGAAGTTTTGGCAAGATGCTCACTGATATAGACACAATAGCTGAAGCAATAGCAACACACGCTTCCACTTGTGCAAAAAAGCTCCGGAAACAAAAATCTTATGCAATATCCCTGATGGTGTTTATCCACACGAATAATTTTCGGGAAGATCTTCCTCAATATTGGAAAAATACCGTTCTACATCTTCCGGTACCAACAAATGACACTCAAGAGATAGTACATTATGCACTAGCCGGACTGAAAACAATATTCATGAATGGGTATCAGTATAAGAAAGCCGGGGTTATCATCACCGAAATAACTGAAGGCGCCCAGCTTGGACTTTTTGATTCAGTGGATCGTGAAAAACGGGAAAGACTTCAACAGGCAATAGACAAGATTAACGGAGAGCATAACCAATTCGTTAAATTGGCTATTCAAGGAACTGGAAGAGACTGGAAACTTAAACAAGAACAACTCTCTGGGTGTTATACTACTGATATTAATCAGATTATAGACATTAATTGTAGATAGTATGTGTTTCCATAATTCCATGTCAGCGAAAGCAATAAAACTTGCCGCCCGATACGGTCGTAAATCGGATATTGTTGAAATATACCAAGATATGCTAAACGAGCAGTATCACGTGAATGCATTCAACTTTCCGAAATATCCTATTATCACAACCGCGGATGAGATACAAGTGTTCAACTGGGGATTAATACCATTCTGGGTAAGAACCGAAGAAGATGCGCAGGAAATCCGAAAAATGACTCTCAATGCACGTTCGGATACTATTTTTGAGAAGCCTTCTTTCCGGGAACCAATTATGAAGAAGCGATGTATTGTGCCGTCAACCGGGTATTTTGAATGGAGGCATGAGGGAGCAAAGAAGATTCCCTATTACATATATCTGAAAGATGAACCTATCTTTTCGATGGCAGGTATTTACGATCGTTGGCTAGACAAAGAGACAGGAGAAAAATATGATACTTTCTCTATTATAACTACTGATACTAACCCTTTGACTGATTATATCCATAATTCAAAACATCGGATGCCGGCTATCCTATCTAAAGAGGACGAAGAAAAATGGCTGGATTCTGACTTACAGAAAGCGGATGTTACTTCTTTTCTTAAACCGTTTGATGCTAATAAAATGGACGCTTATATAATAGAGAGAGATTTTATTAAGAAGATTTCAACTGACCCAACCATTTTACAAAGAGCATAAAGAGGTAGCCGAATAAGCTACCTCACCTATATCTAAATACTTTTCCTTAAATCTTTCAAAAACGCTCTCAAATTACGAACGTCCTTTTTAATTAGCATTTCATTCACTGTATTACCATTATAAGTATCATATATAGAAATACGTAATATTGGAACTTTTCTTATAACTGAATTCAGATCTTTTATGAAATCATAAAAAGCCCTTTGTCTCCATCTAGAACTGCCATTTTCTGATAAATCACCATAATCTCCACTAATAACAAAATTTTTATCAGAAGAGTTTGTCTTCCAATTATTTCCCCAACTTGCAGCTCTTAAACATTGTTCTTCCTTTGTTAAACAATATGTTTTATAATTAGAAACTGAAAAAAAAGGGAAATCATTGTAGATAGAAGAAGCCAATGTCTCAAGTCGGTATCGATTGAAATGTCTTTCTTCGTCAAGCTCAATACAAAAATCTTTCAATGAAATATCCCAGGAACCATAGTTTATGGGTATTTGTTCAGAAGTTCCTCCTAATGCTGAGTAAACTCTTTTCACCTCATTTATTAGCCCAGAATATTCAATCTCAAAGATTGATAACTTTGGAGATTTTATCAATGAACCACTGTATATATCCTCTGTAATTGATTTTAATAAGGTTTGTCTTTCTCCCATATCTTGTTTGTATTATAAATATATTGCATTAATTAATGCATCTCTGTTATTTTCATCCTAAATTCCCGCAGCTGGTCGATAGTAGGATAGAATGTAGGATTCTCCCAGTTCCTTGATATCATTTGTATCATTGATGACAGAAAAGAAGCACAGTCTAGTACTGTAGTTGCTTTATTGATTTGAAATTTGCCATCAGGATATGATTTATTACTAAGCGTTTCTTTCGCCCAAGCTAGCAACTCTTGCACGGAATCGTGATCGTAGTTTTGTTCCATAATGTTGTTTTTGGGGCAAAGGTATATACCTGCTGTGAAATATGCTAATATTGAGTATTCAATTCTAGATAAAAATGGTAGTAGGCAACATTAACACTCTAATATTAGAGTCAAGATGTTAAATAGTAGTAATATTGCTATTTTCTATAGCGTCTTTTATTGGTAGTAGTAGTAATATTACTATCTTTGTAATGCATTTGTTGACGATAAGTAAACTTCTACACATTACTTGTTAAAAATGAGATTTAAACCCCAGAGAAAAAAATGGGAAAAAACATGAAAATTTCAGCTATATTAAAAAGGCTGAAAAAAAGTGGTTGGGTACAATCCCACCAAGTAGGTAGTCATAAACAATTTAAACATCCTACAAAAAAAGGAAAAGTTACTATTAATGGTAATCCTTCGGATGTAATTGATGGTATGCTACTTGCCAGTGTAGAGAAGCAGTCTGGAATTAAATTTTAGCCAGACTCTACAATTTTAGTAAATTTTATCAATATGAAGAAAGTTGTCATTACTGTAGCAAAAACTCCTAAAGGTTACTCTGCAGCTTGCGAGTTATTAGAAGGTTGGATAGTTGCTGTCACTGGAAGTTTTGAGGATTTGAAATTGCAAGTGAAAGAAAGTATTGATTTTTATGTATCATGTGCCCAAGAAGAAGGGGATGATTATCCTATTATCTTCAATGGGGATTATGAACTGGAATATAAATTTAATATTGAAAGTTTACTTTGCTGCTATGAAAAAGTCTTTACAAGATCGGCTTTAGAGCATATAACAGGGATAAATCAAAAACAGCTTAGCCATTATGCCTGTGGACGTTCAAAGCCTCGTAAAGAAACTGCCGAAAAAATAGTGAATGCTCTTCATAAGTTAGGAAGAGAGTTATGCTATGTATCTATTTAAGAAAAGGGTGGTTTATTAGCCACCCTTTTTCTTTTCATATTACCACATAAATAAGTTATAACTAATCCCTACACCAAGATATAAACCATTGGGATAACTGTATCCGGCTTGTAACCCAAGTCCCCAACGCTTCCTCTTTGGAACAATAGTATGATAAATATCATTTGTCACTTCCTGAAACACAGTTCGCGGATACACTTCTATACTGTCAAGTCTTGGGTGGTAACCAGAGACCCATGCTTGGTAAAGACTATCCTTATAGCAAGTTTGTTCACGATTGACTACTGTATCACCTATGTGTATCGTATCTTTTAACTGTATAAACAACAAAGGAGCCATAGGTGAAGAAATAAGCAATGTATCAACTTTGACAACCGTCCTTATATTCGTCTTAGTTCTTATTTGTGTCGGGAGAGGATCAGGTGGACGGAACCAGGCTACTACACAAGCAATAGCCAATAATACGACTAATGTCCAAGAAAACGTTTTCATGGCCGAACTACTGTATTACGAAGAAAATTAGAAAATTCACTCCTGACATCAAAGCAGGGACAAGCCTTGATATATTCCCTAGACTCTACCTCTCCGCTGCCGTCTAGATCCGGCGAAGTATCACGATGTCCGAGCACTTCAATTATAGGATATTCCTTACAGAGCTTCGCGACCAATTCGCGTAGTGCTGTCCTTTGAGCTGGAGTACGTGTATCTGCAGGTTTTCCAGATGCGTCCAAGCCTCCGATATAACAGATGCCAACACTATGCTTATTATACGAAGACTTTGAAAATCCTTTGGTATTACAATGCGCTCCGTCAATGCTTAACGGTCGCCCATTCTCAACCATTCCGTCAAGGTCAATAATGAAGTTATAACCGATTTGATTGAATCCCCGAGCCCGGTGCATCCGGTCAATATCTTTGGCTCGTAAATCCTGTCCGGCACGCGTGGCCGAACAATGGATGATAATTGCATCAATAGTTTTCATTTTGCGTCTCCTTTTTGTAAGTAGTTCGTTAAATAGGGGATGTTCTTTATAAACTCAACACTTAATACATAGTGCAAGAAAGCTACTACCTTATGGCCATTGCTAGAGTTGGGTAGAATTTCTTTGATATTCCTTAGAATGTTCACCCCGTAGAAATAGAAAACGCTATACGTAATAAATGAAACACATTGTAGCGCACCTTCCGGATTTCCTTTGTGTTCACCAATAAAGTAGATGCAGCTAACCAAGGCAAAGAAAATAGTTGCTTCTACGATACACCTCCAAGCCTTTTTAAAAGAAAAACTCTCATGATTGATAAGGAGTGCAGTAAGTAGCCCGCAAATGAAATTGAGGGCAAATACAGCAATAAGACTTTTGATCTCCCCAGAAATAGGATTGAGATAAGCAGCTATGCCGGTAACCAATCCAATAAGTAAGTTTTTGAAATAATCCATATCATTTTTATCTAAAATATTAATACTTTATTTTAATACCTCGCTACAATCATCAATAGCTGTCTGAAATACTTGTTTCACTTCGCCAAAGGTTAGCCCATGATCCTCATGTAGCGAGAATCCGGTTACTCCATTTCGCGATGCATTGAAGAATCCGACAGTCGTTTCATCCTTAATGATTTCGGCAGTAATATCTTTCACCGCTTCGGTACCACGAGTTGACATTCTGTACTTAATCCTGATAGCGTCCGTAACCTTAGTTGTGGCAGTACTGTTAGTTGCTGTGATGTTCATTCCTTGTTTCCTCCTTCTATTAAATCATAAATTTGTCCATACGTACCTGCAGTAAGATACTCTCCACAAATTTCTTTTAATAGAGCAGCATCTTCCGTTTCAATATCAAGTACTCCACGATTGTTAATAATCTGTTGTAGCATTTTATATGCTCGTAATTTCTTGGAAGTTTCCATATTCTTCTGTGGATTAGAGCCTGCTGCAAATAATGCCTCTGCCACCAAATCACGAAGAGATTTCTTACTTTCCTTACCATTCACCAATTCGACAAACTCCCGACCTCTAAAGTCGAGTAAGTTTCTGTTTAGATTTACTTTCATAATTTTTATTTTATTTCAACGATTAACCCTTTTACTATATGCAAAGTCTTTCCTCGTGTAGAAGGATCTAAAAGTGTAATTGTGCTATCTGAAATAACAGACCAATAACTCCCATTGCCATCACTCGGAAAGAATCCATTTGCCGTTACATCTCCTAGTACCCTTACGTTGCCATCGAAGAAACCCGCATAAATGTAATTATCGGGATATTTAGGAGTCTTAAGATTGGTAGAACCATAAATAGCAGCACTTCCTCCAAAACCAGCCCCAATAGCGGAAATACCGAAATTACCATCCGTGGCTGGATTGAAAGTAACATGCACTACACCTTCTTTCGAGGTGGTACTATATCCCAATTTCAGACTGCGGGAAATATCCCCGAAATAATCACCCGCTTTCCAGACTAACCGACCGTTATCAATAGTGAATCCTCCAACCTTTGCGCCGTCCGCATCAATACGTTTCACACGGATATAGTCAGTATTCAAATATCCACCTACAACAATGGTAGTACCAAGTTTTGCATATTCAACTGCATCCTCAAATGCCAATTTACCCAATCCGTCTCGATCAATCTTGGAGTTAATCATTGTCTGCAGATCACTATGCAGTGCGGTGATTGTAACAGCACCTTCCAAATTAATTTTAGATGAGTGAATCGTAGTCTCTCCGGCCGCCTGGTTGATATAAGATATAAGCGTATTACCGTTTTCCAGTTCTTTAGAAGCATATATCTTATTACCGTCGGAAGTCGTTATCCACCCGGCAGTATCTATCCGCTGCGTCAGGCTGTCAACTCGAGTTACTTGTGCGGAGATTTGAGTATTGAGCACTTTCAGATCAGCTGTACATTCATCTGAATAGCTTTTCAGTTTGTCTTGTATGGCTTTGTTTGCTCCTTCAACGGCTGTATTGAAACTAGCTAAAGCAGAGTTGAATAGAGTAAACTTATCATCTACATTCTTTTTTTCCTCAATAGTCGTTTGTCCATCTGCAATAGCTGTATTTATTGCAGCAATAAGATTGTCAATTGCACCTGACAAAGAAACCTTGGCATTAAGTAAATCTGTTTTAGCAGAGCCTTCCAGATAAGCGTTCACATATAGTTTGCTATATGTAGCTTCAACAGCAGATTTCGTATTTCCGACTGTATTTAAGTATTTCTCAATCGCTTTAGCTTCCGCCTCGTCTATAATGCCATCCGCAAATGCGCCATCTACATAGTCATGCAAGCCTTCAACTGATGTTGCAGCATCCTGCGCAGCCTTAGCAGCATCCGCAGCATCCTCTAAAGCCTGCATTGCCTGTTTCAGTGCTTCATCCGAATAATCCTTTAGCTTGTCCTGTATAGCCTTATTAGCGGCTTCAACAGCAGTATTAAAATCAGCATAGGCAGAATTGAAAAGAGTGAATTTATTATCCACGTCTTTCTTTTCTTCAGATGTTGTAAATCCGTCGAAAATTGCGGCATTGATAGTATTAATCAGGCTTTCAATACTCCCCATTAAGCTAACTTTAGCATTGAGCAAACCAATCTTTGCAGGACCGGATAAATAAACATTTGTGTAGAGTTTATTGTAAGTTGCTTCGATAGCTTGTTTGGTATTGTTGACAGTATTGATATACTTTTCAATAGTTTTTGCTTCTGCTTCGTCTATAATTCCGTCAGCGAAGGCTCCATCTACATAATTATGAAGTCCTTCCACTGAATCAGCAGTATCCTTGGCCGCTTTAGCTGCATCCTTTATTTCCTGATGAGCAGCTTCCCATTCAGACAGATTTTCCAATCCGGAAGAACCTGCTTTTATTTGAATGTTACCGCCGATCTCACTTTTTACTAGATCGAAATATGTATCACCATCCGGAGAAAGGATTCTTTCTGTTGTTACGCGGCCCGGCAGAATTTCAGTAAATCCGTATAGCTGAACAAAACTTCTACTACCTTCATACTCGCTGTTAAGCACTCCGGTGAGTAAATGATAATATCCAGCTATCTGTTCCATTTTAATAGCTGTTTCACTCAAGAGGAATGTTCCGGCTTGATTCTCCTTGCCAACTTTAGCATATAGATAATACTTTTTGTCCGGGTCAATGAGTACCGGAGAATCATAGTTAGCCATGTCCCAGTACTTGTATTCATCTGCCTTATGAGAAGAAGAAAGAGAACTAATACCGAGTGTCAAATGCTGAAGGATTCCTGCCGGAGCGTTCAGTATCTTTGTACTTGTATTGAAAGTAATATTATGAGATACCTGAACCGGATTCGTTTTTGAATTGACAAAACGAAATAGCAAGCTTTCGTCTCCGACAAGCAGTTGCATGGTTGAAACGGTTATCGGATTGACGGAGCCGGAGAAGTTCAACAGTGCATCTTCAAGCATAGACATCGTTTCCTTTGCGTCACGGAAACGACGTTTAGTGAATTGTAAAGCGTCCTTATGCTTCTCAATAACTGTCACCTCGTTAGTTTCTATCTTGTTCAGATCACTTGACACAGACGTACCTATCGGTTCGTTAGACAATTCAATTTCGGGTGAATACGGATTATTCACAAAACGTTTGATTCCAATCATCCGGATAAGAGAACCTTCCGGATGAAACTGTGTATCAGAGAAGTTTACATATCCACCTAGCACAATCTTTCCGCCTATCTCCAACCAGCGTTTTTTAGCCCAAATACCGTCCAATGTCCCGGTAAATATGAATGCTTTATCTTCATGTTCATAGAGGTATTTAGCAGCTTCCTTGAAAGCTTCCCAGCTCGCACCCGTTTGTGTGCTATCGTTACAGATATAAGCCTTCGGCAATTGCATTCCGAACACTGCGTATGTATCACCAACCTTCGGTCGCCAGACTTCCGGCTCTGGCATAGTAATACCATCAATTTCCTGCGGAACAATTTCAAATCGACGTGCCTCTTTCTTGTCTTTCGCTTCATGGATATACTTTACTTCGAACTCCTTGCCTGTAAGCATACCAGTCTGGAAAATAACCGTCATTGTTTCTCCTGCTATGAGACAATCTTCGAAATTCAACTCTTCAGGAATGTCTTTATCTACAAAGTCAAAGAAGTTATTCTCCTTGTTCACTTCAATAACAGAACTAACAGTACCAACACGGGAAGGATAAATAGCTGTACAGTCCAGACTATCTTCCTTTGCTGTTGTAAGTTCTTTATCAGCACGCATGACACAAGTTCCATCCGCATCTGTCTTATACGTTCTCCCTTCGTAAACAAGAGTCTTATTCTTTGGAAGTAACAGGTATTTAGATCCGTATGTAGAATAATCAATATTGCGATCTGTAGTTTCTACCAAAATTATTTCGGGTGGTATATCCCCAGAAGTCCTACCAACACCGACCTTGAAGCCGTGGCCTTTACCATACGACAGTTTCAAAGGGTTCTCCTTGTTATACTCAACTTTACGCAGATGGATAGTCTTAATTTGTTTTCCTTCAACCGTTTCTTCTGTGATCTGCCATTCTGTCTCATATAGTTCTGCAAGTTGATTGAAAGCATCAAGAATATAGGTGTGATTGTAGTTGATTACTTTTTCCGTTCCCTCAATGCAATCACCGACTTTCCAACCGGTACTCCGACGGTTCAGGTTCTCAACGAGTAGACGTAGGTGTTCATGTGCCTTGGCTGTATATGAGAATTTAATGCTTCTGTCAACGGTATGACGTACTTTCCACAGCATAGCATCAGCCTTCCCAGTTTCCAGAATCAGAGTGTATTCGAAGTTACGTTCACCGTTCTTCTTGAAATTGCTGTCTTTTTTGAGGGAATACCGTTTTCCGTAGAAATCACACCAGGAGCCAACCGGAATTTCAATATACCCCGGATGAGAAAAATACAAAGTGAGTGTATCTTCTCCCATGATAGCTTCATAAGAGTAGCTTTCATCCTTTACTTCGATTTTTATTTCCTTATCACCATTATATAAACTTATCATGTCCTTAGAATTATATCCTAAAATATAAACGTCAAATAGAAATGTATTGAATAATAGGCATAAAAGTAAGGAAATGATAGACGAATCATTGATAAAATAATATATTACACACAACATCAACAGCATTGTCACGAAATAAATCAAAATGGAAAATATTAAAAGAAATCACTCAAAATGTAGTTTAATTCACCTAAGTTCTCTCGGGACAAAATCTGCGCAAATTAAAGAGCAAAATTTGGGACAAAACGGTTATCGAAAATATGAAGATGGCCTACTAATTCAATGGGGGCATTTAACTAATTCATCAGCTGGAAGTGCAACTATATGGTTCCCTATTTCTTTTCATGATGCCTCCTATCAATTTGTGACTACGATGGAGACAGTATCTAATGAACATACATTATATACTGCTTTACCGTATAATAAATCAGCATCTTATGTAGATGTCATGCGAAAGTTTCTACTTGCAGATAATAGTATAACCGTAGGAAGTAGTACTCGTTCATTTGACTGGATAGCTATAGGTCGTTGAAAATAGAAATATTATAACATCAATTTGATTATGGATAGATTTAGTAGAAAATTGGTATTACTTTTATTGCTTGTAATTTGGCAAAGTTCTCTCGGAACTAATGCAATTCAATCATCTGGTCAAAGTTTCGGACAAAATTCATATATTAAGTTCAATAATGGTCTATTAATCCAGTGGGGAGTAAAGGCTGGAGCTGTAGGATTCTCCTCATTATATCTACCTACAAGTTTCTATGATACGAATTATATCGTACAACTAACGGGAGTATCAGCTAATACAACAGAGATTATAGTGTATGCTCCAACAATATATACTAAAACAGTTTCTTCATTTAAAGTAGGTACAAGGTATATAGCAAGCGGAGGAGAAATAGCTTGGACAGGTTGGCAGTTTACTTGGTTTGCAATAGGACGTTGGAAACTTTAAAAATTATAAATTATGAAATATTGGAAACAAGGATTCTATGACGAATACCAGGAAGGTTCGGTAGAAATTACGGATGAATATTATCAAGAGTTACTGGCTGGTCAATCTACCGGCTTGATAATAACTGAAAGCAAAAAAGGATATCCTATTTTAGTTGTGCACGAGGCTACTATCGAAGAAACCAGATCGCAAAAACTTGATGAATTACGATTGTTCGATTCATCTGAAGCAGTGAATCAGTTCAGTATAAACGGAGTATTGGGATGGTTAAACAAGTCTACACGCGTCGGGCTTATGAACTCAATCAATATTGAGAAAGAAGCCGGACGATCTGAAACAAGTATCTGGATTGGTGATACAAAGTTTGTCTTATCAATCGAAAGAGCTATTGACATATTACAACAGCTAGAATTGTATGCCCTTGCGTGCTATGATACGACACAAAGGCATACGAAAGCTATTCAACAGCTAGAGACAAAAGAAGAAATTGAAGCATACAATTTCAAGACTGGTTACCCGGGAAAGCTAAGTTTCACCGGATAACCGACCGTATAATCATAGTTTTCGATTTCCTCAATTGTCTGCAATGATCTAACTGCTGCGATGTGAGATTGTGTCACATTGTAGCAGTTTAATGCATACATTTCAATCTCATTCAGCATTGATAAAGCGTCAGAAATTGGAATGATATACTTTATAGCATCATACCACAGTACTGTATCTGTTTTACCAGCTTCTTTTTCAATCGAAATTGAGTTAAATAATCCAACACGTGTACTTTTATCTAACCACATGCTTTTACCTAATAAATCAAAAGAATTGACATTAGTCGATTTGTCAAATATCTGTATTTCAGACATTTTCATTTTTCGCACTTCTTCGATGTCGTACTCATATTCTACCAATATTGGGTATCCATCCTTACTTTCAACTATCAGTAAACCGTTAGACTGCCCAGCTAATAACTGATTGTAATACTCTTCCGTAATTTCTACCGAACCTTCCTGGTATTCGTCATAGAATCCTTGTTTCCAATATTTCATAATTTATAATTTTTAAAGTTTCCAACGTCCTATTGCAAACCATGTAAAATCCCAGCTAGTCCAAACGATAGCCGGAGTTGAATTTATTCCACGGGCAAGAATTATAATATATGATTTATTCTTATTATTAGGGTCATAACCCGGAGCATACACAAATGGTTCACTTGTGACGTTTAACCCTGCAGTAAGATAAACATTGTAATTAGTATCATAGAAGCTGGTAGGAAAATACAGGCTAATTGCACCCGTTGCTCCAGCTCTTGTTCCCCATTGCATCAATAGCCCATTTGAATATTTTACATATCCATTTTTTGCTTTTTCATTCCATAGATTTTGTGATTCTAATTGTATAGCATTAGTCCCGAGAGAACTTAGTAAAGTTTTCTCTGCATCAGTCATGAATTTTCTTGTAGTACTTTCTTCAATCATTGATGCTGGATGAGAAGCCGGATGAGAGTAATTATTAGCTCCGGAGGCTATTCCACTAAGTTTTGTACGTTCTGCATCCGTCATAAAACGATGAGTCGAATCTTCTTCAACGTCCGTAGCTGTATGTTTATGCGAACTTGCAGCATAACTACCCTTGGGTTGGTATGCTGAATCGTGGTTGTGATTTCCTGCCGCCTTACTATTCCAAGTAGATCTTTCCGAATCCGTGACAAATCTATGCGTACTATCTTGGTTAATATCCGTCGCATCATGACTATGTGATGAAGCAGCATAACTACCTTTAGTTTGATACACTGAATCGTGATTATGGTTTCCCGCAGCTTTACTGTTCCAGGTCTCTTTTTCCGTGTCAGTAACAAAGCGGTGAGTACCATCAGGAGTTATATCCGTTGCTCCGTGTTTATGCGAACTCGCTGCATAACTTCCTGCTGGCTGATAGACCCCTGTATGAGTATGATTCGACGGAGACGCACCAACTTCGGAAGCTGTATAGGATGGTTTACTTGCAGCCTTCGCCCATGCAGGTACATCGCTTGCTGGCATCGAAGTTGGAAAATCACTTATTTCAGACTTCTTGTGAGTATGCGCTTTCGGTACACGTGTGTCACTTAACCGGGCATCATTTCCCTCGCATACGGTTCCTTCTGCACTACCAAAATTCTTATTAAAGGCAGAGTTTTTAGTGAATGCAGGTTCGTATGTACCTGCATGATTGTGATTAGATGGAGATGCACCTACTTCGCTTGCTGTATAACTAGGTTTACTTGCAGCTTTCGCCCATGCAGGTACATCGCTTGCCGGCATGGAGGTTGGGAAGTCGCTGATATCCGCTTTCTTATGCGTGTGAGCTAACGGAGTTCTTGCATTGCTTAACCGGGCGTCGTTACCCTCGCATATAGTCCCGGCAGTCGTACCGAAATTCTTGTTAAAGGCGGTAAGTTTAGTGATTATCAGTTCATATCTGCTATCATGGTTGTGTGTATCCAGAGCTGCTTTCAATGCCTTTCCCTGTTCGGCAGAAAGCACTTTATTAGTCCCTCCACTTGTCAGATTATTAACAATATCAGCTATATTGAGCTTCTTTCCTAACTCTGTTGCCATTGTAGCCGCAAAGTTCGGATCATTGTTCAGGGCGTTCGCTAACTCAATCAGTGTATCGAGAGCATCCGGTGCTCCGGCAACGAGTGCATCAACTGCAGCTTTCACTTTTGCGTCAACTCCTGAAACCGCATTGTTAGCCGCCAATGCAGCAGCGTTCGCATCGTCAGTGGCTTTCTTTGCTAACCCTGTTTGTATAACAGATGCATCCTTGGCTGTATTTGCTTCATCTGTCGCTTTCTTCGCTAAGGCGGTTTGAGCTTCTGATTCAGCTTTGGCAGCATTGGCCCCTGCAGCCGCAGTAGTTGCAGCATCTTTAGCTGCATTAACACTACCAGCCGCAGTATTAGCCGCATCTGTAGCTTTCTTTGCAAGAGCCGTCTGCTCAACAGATGCATTTTTAGCTGCATTCGCATCATCTGTTAATTGCTTGACAAGAGCAATCTGTCCGGTGGCTTCTTCTGTTGCTTGCGTCATTTCCTGCACAATACCGGCATACTCTGACTTGCGTTGAGACTCTGCTTCGACACGCTCCGTTTCAGCGTTTATACGCTTAGACTCATTTGATCCGCGAGTACCTTCCGCAGTTTTACGCTCATCTTCATTCTGCTTTCTCTTGTCTTCTTCTGACGAACGGGAAGTTTCAGCCGTAGCGCGGGAAGTTTCAGCAGCCTTTCTCTTGTTTTCTTCTGATACCCGGCCTGTCTCCGCTGACTTGCGGGCTGCTTCGGCAGATACACGTTCGGATTCGACAGTAACACGGTTAGATTCGGCAGCCACACGCGAGGTTTCATTTGTTTCTCTTGTCGCTTCATCTGTTTTCCGCTTATCCTCGGCAGAAACACGGGTAGATTCAGCGGAAGAACGACCACTCTCCGCAGTTTTTCGTTTGTCTTCTTCCTTCACACGTTCCGATTCAGCAGAAGAACGACCTGTTTCAGCGGTCTTACGTGCATCTTCATTGCTTTTACGTGTTTGTTCATCCGAGACACGTTTATTTTCTGTATCAACACGTCCGGATTCAGCAATTACCCGTTTATCTTCAGCAGTTACGCGGGCCGCTTCTTCTGTCTTACGCGCATCTTCATTTTGCTTTCTGATATTTTCAGCAGAGGAACGTCCAGTTTCAGCCGTAACACGTTCTGTTTCGGAAGTCTTTCTTTTATCTTCTTCGGACACACGGGAAGTTTCGGCAGATTTACGTGCTGATTCGGAAGCTACTCTCTCGGCTTCTGCTGTTCCTCTTCCTGTTTCGGAATCTTTTCTAACCTGCTCGTTAGCTTCTCGTGTACCTTCAGCGGTAGCACGTTTCTTTTCTGCATTATCCCGTGCAGTTTCCGCAGTAGATCGTCCTGTTTCAGCGGTCTTACGTGCATTCTCATTAGTGATACGCACTGATTCAGCAGCTTCCCGGGCTTGCTCTTCACGGGAACGATTCGTTTCGGCTGTCTGCCTGGATTGTTCGGAAGCATTACGACGGGATTCGGCTGTTTCACGGGCTGATTCATTGCTTTCAACAGTTGCTTCTAATTGCCGCATATCGGTAGTAGCTGTTTTTGCATCACTCGTAGCCTTGAGCATATTATCCAAGGCAGTCTGAATCTTCTCTAAACCAAATTTAAGGCTAGTCTTAACTCCGTTGATTACTCGGTAGCCGATAGTGAAGAAGCCTTTCATGTCGCTGGCTTCGTTCAGTTCTGATATTTTTTTCTTCTTTAATGGCATAGCAAATCAATTTAAATCTATATAAAACTCTCCGTCCTCTGTTATGATAAATTCGCCCGCTTCGGATGAAAGCAAGAACTCCGTTTCTCCGATCCGAAAGCTGGTAAATACGAGTTTCAAGGTAAATTCCCACCATACACCGTTATTTAGCATGAAATCATTCGTCTGACAACTTTTATAATAGCAGGGATAGCTTTCACTCCATTCATCACAATAAAATATACGTTCTGCATCGGAATACTCATATCCTTCATCATCGACCTTAGCAGACAGTTTTGTGAGATCATAGAGTAGGGCATCGCGATTACGCCAGAACGCTTCAATCGTCCCGGCCCGCATCAGGCATTTGAGAGATACTTCTTTGGTCTGGAATTTCACAACTTCACCATCGTAGATTGCTCCGTCTTGACGCTTGAAATTCTGTAATAGGTTCTTTTTTACCGTCGGAGCCTTTAGTATTTCAGCATTGCTACCTTGCAATACGACTACGCCATAATCGGATAAGTCTTTGTCATCAATCTCGTAACCTTTAGGCATTGAAAGCTCATTTACGGGTTCCTGGTATTCGTAATCGACTTCTCGGGGGAAGTCGTTACTAAAAATAAATTTAGCAACTTCAAGGCCCGGATTAATAACATAGCTGCTTTGGGAAGACAGACGTAACTTATAACTCCTGTCGATTAAGGGAAAGTAAAATTCATGATAGCTTAAGTCAGAAAGTATATCAATCAGTCCACCAATACCCAAACTGCCTATATATGCAAACTCAATGCTTACTTCAGCTGTATTAAGAGTTGGTGTAGTCAGATCAAACTCCTTCCCGTCTTCTTCCGGCCAGTCGTTTTTGTCCGGCTCTTTCATAGCTGGAAATGCTACAAGATTATTGTAACTTCCCCTTGTAACACATATACCCAATCTGGTATAAGCATCTGTTCTGTCTATTAGTAATTGCCCTTTCATCGCTTAAGTGTTATCCCTTTAGTGTTAAGTGAATCAATTCCTAATTTCATAGAATACATGAATTGTCTAATGTCAACAAGATTTGCTGTATACCCTTCAATGTTAGAAAGATGGGCTACGATTATATCATGTCCTCTAACCATGTCGCTCATGTTCTTGTCCATGCTGGTAAGGAATGATAGTTTTTCGGCAATCTTCGCTGTATCCGACTGGATCACTTTCACACCACTGTTGATTTCGTAGGTATGTCCCTGAATGACTGTAAAGCGTCCGTTAAGTTCATCAACAGAATCTTGTGAAGCCGTTGCAACACCCTTCTTTGAAGCTTCACGTGATGATTCAGAACCAGAGCTACCTACTATTTTCTCCCAAGCTTCGCGGTCTGATAATGCACCGTTTACAATGTTATCCCATTTCGTTTTTAAATCATTGACATCATCTGTTGTTATACCTCCTTCCTTATCATTTGCCTTGGCAAAATCCTTATACCAGTTTTCTAACTCTGTTTCATAGTTTTTGGCAAACATTGAAGTAAAAATCGCTTTTCTCATGTATTCTTCGAAATTATCAGCAAAGTCCTGAGAAGAAGCATCCATATCCATAAGAGTATTTACAAAACTATCAAATAGGCTATCAAAAGAAGTCTGGGTTAGTTGTTCATTGATAGATTTAATGATTTCATTTTCGGTATCCCCATACTCAATAATATCATCCAAATACCCCCTGAAATCACCATCCATTTTTGACCATAACCCAGAATAATTGGTTTTTATCCATTCCAACTGTTCTGCTGACATATCAAGCATACTCCACATGCTACTGAAGTCAACACCGCCAAGGGATTTAGATATATCGCCAGCCACATCTTTCCAGTTAGTACCGTTGTAATCATAAGAACCTTTCCACATTCGATAATTCATAGAATGACTACCAGAACTTGCACCTGCATCCAAGCGCGAACTAGCTAGTTCCCTTGTTATTTTCCTCTCGGAATTTAATAAGTCCAATGCCTCTTGTCCGGCTTTTGTCGCTTCTATTCCGTAAGATTCTTTTATATATGCCTTTTTCTTATCTAGTAACTGATCCCAGACATCTATCAAAGTGTCATACTGCTCAACAAGTTCATTGTAGTCGTCATAATCAGCACTTTTCATGAAACTCATATCTAGTCCAGTTATGGATTCTGTGTCCCTCGCGAAAGCGTCGGTTACAGTACTTGATATGTTTTCGATAATATCCATACCATATTGAAAAGTACCCACTTCACCTGCAGCATCTATAATAGATAAGATAGCCGAAATGATTCCACCTATTTTGGTTCCTGAAGAGCTTAGGGCATCAACAAGGGCTCCAACTGTATTTCCAATATCAGACAAACTAACATTCTCTTTGCCGAGTTGCACGATGGCATTGGAGACAGCAGTAATATTACTGATTGCCTTGTCTTTAGACTTTTCTACATTTGCCTGTGCATTAGCTTGATTTTGTTCTGCTGCGTTCTTTTTCTTCTTCGCTTTCTCTATAGCAACTTCATCGCCTGATTTCAATGCCTTTTCCAACTCCTCCTGTGCCTCTTTTACTTTATATACAGTGCTTTCATATTCAGTAAAAGAGTCCGTCAATCCTCCAAAGAAACCACCTTTATCAACCAATGCTGTATTTATGTTATTCAAAGCTTCTTCTATCACTTTGATCTGTTCCGGGGTGGAGGTTTTGAACTCAGGAGACCTTTTAAATTCTTGCAACTGTTTCTTTACCTGCTGTAATTGTTTCTTGGTAACTTTACTCATATCACCAAAGACAACTTCCCAATTGATGTTTTGCTTTAACTTATCAAGGTTAAGGTTCGCTAATGCTTCATCCCATTCTTTTTGCAAGGTAGCAATTAGGGCGTTCTTTTCATCGCCTGATTTATTCTTATCATTTTGGACTTCTTTTATTTTCTGCTGGTATTCTTTAGTCAAAGCAAGGCGTTTCTGTTCCCAAGTACCGTATGTTTGATAATATTCGTTCCACGCACTTTGAGCTGCTTTCAGTCTCTCGCTTTCTTCTTTTTGTGTCTCTTTCATGACATCGGAAATGCTCTTATCTTTCTTATCTTCAGCTTGTGTATAGGCAATAGAAATTTCTTGGCTCTGCTTTTCGGTTAACTTACCACCTTGTGCCTTACTCCATTCCTCTTCCTTCTTTTTTATGGCAGCTATCTCATTCTTGTAGTCTAATTCGATCTGGGCTATCTTTTTCTTTGAACCTTCCTCCATCAAATCAATTTCTGATTTCTGATTATTTCTTTGGAGGGTGAGAAGTTCTTCATTGCGTTTTTCTTGCTCTTTGCGAAGGGTGTCGGCTTCTTTTTTTGCTTTTGCGGCGGATGATTCTTCTTTTTTGTCGGATGAAGTAGAGCCTCCTTTTCTTTCATAAGTAGCTTTTGCAGTATCACGTAAGCCCTTAAGCCTTTTCAATTCTTTATCTCTATCAGCATCGGACATTATTTCTTTAGATTTCAGAAAATCATTATATGCTTTATCAGCATCTTCATACGTTTTTTTGTATGAGGATAACCATTCTGAAACTGCTTTCTTTTCTGCTTTCGCTGCCTCTTCTTTTGTCTTTTTTGCAGCGTCTATCATCGTTTTGATACTATTAACATCATAAATAGCTTCACCAGACAAAGAGCCTTTTATATCAATCGGTAAACGGAGTTTTACTTTTCCATTCTCTCCTTTCCCTTTTATTCGCTTCTCTAATTCGGAAATGTAGTGGTCGAACTCGTTTATATCAATATTTTTAAGATTAGAAATAAATTGTTCGGAAATTTCCTTTCCATTTTCCTGCAATAAGACATCGCGATCCGCTCGTAACTCTTTTAATTTCTTAACATATCCATCAACACCTTGTTGGCCAGATAATGTTTTTAATAGATTCTCATAATACTTGATTTCCTCCTCAATATTAGAAAGCTCTTTTGCTTTCTTCTCGCCCGCACGTTTTGCATCTTCTTCCGCAATTTCACGTTTTAGTTTAAGAATATCCGCAAGTTTTATAGTTTCAATGTCGTATTTTTTGAATATTTGGGGATATTCTTTGCGAAGTTCTGCCAAACTCTGTCCACGTTGTAAGTCAGCTAAAGCAATGTCACGGGAGCTTTCTACGAGTGAATCAATCTTCTGTTTATGTTCCTGCTCCTGCTTGGCAGCTTCTTCCTGTTTCTTATTGAAACGTTTTTGAGCCTTTTCCGCCTCTGTTGTAGAATCATGTAAAGCCCACATAGCAGTTGCCGCCCCCACTAGGAGCGTTGCTGCTAACACGTAAGGATTGGCCTTCATTGCAGCATTTAAGGCTAATTGAGCTACAGTCTGCGCTTTAGTTGCAATAGTTTGCATTCCCTTTGCTGTCGCATCAGCCCGTGCAGCTACTGCCCAGCCACGAGTTAGTGCAATGTTTGTGATAAGTGCAGTTTTATACACCCCATAGGTGGCAATCATTCCTACAAGCACTTTGCCTATAGTTTCATAGTTTTCTATTAGGGAAGTAGTCAATTGAATACCAGACATAATAATACCTTCCGACTTTTGCCCCATCTCATTGAAAGCATTATCCATAGCATCTTGCATCATTGAAAGCTGACCGTTGATAGTCTTAGAGGCGTTTTCGGACATTCCAAAGAACTTGCCACCGGCAGAAGTAGCATCAATAAACGCCTGTTGTACCATTTCAGCGGAGATAGCCCCCTTGGACATTTCATCTTTCAATATAGCAATAGATTTTCCTGTCTTTTCGGAAATGGTTTGCAGTGGATTAAATCCGGCATTGATCATTTGGTTAAGGTCTTGTCCCATCAGCTTGCCAGCAGCGGACATTTGGGAGAAAGCTAAGGTAAGAGAATTGAACTTATTGGATTCCCCCATGGAAATATCACTAATAGCTTTCAAGTACTTGATAGTGTCCTCTGCTTGAATATTGAAACCCAGCATCATTTTTTCAGCACCTACCATATCAGTCAAAGTAAGAGGCGATATTTTTGCCAATTCTTTAATTTGGGGGATGATTTGACTAGCAACATCTTTTCCAACCATTGTTTCAATTGCTGTCTGCATAGACTGAAACTCACCACGCACTCGGATTATTTCAGAGCCTAATTTCTTCAGAGCTGCAACGCCTCCAATAACACCTAACAATTTCCCGAAAGACAGAGACATCTTTTCATTTGCGTTTACCACTGTTTCTGTTTCTTTCTGATATAGCTTTTGTTCGTCTTTTAATTTACGCACTGACAAACGGGCTTGCGCTTGTTGAGTTTGAAGTTCGAACAATGCGCTCTTTTCCTCCTGTAATGCACTTTTTGCACCTTTAAAATCAGCAAACAAAGCATTTTTCTTAGTTGTGCCTTCTCCTGCTTTTTTATATGCTTCGCCAAGTGTCCGAACATCATGTTCAATATCCTTTATCAAAACCTTCTGTTTGATGATTTTTTCAGTTAAGGTATTGACAGCCTGTGCCCCCTCATAAACCTGTTCTTTCAAGACATTACCAATATTGACATTGCCTGAAACATCGCTAAAAGTAGAGCCTAACTTGCCATTGCCAACACTCGCAATTCTCTGGTTTAATCGCTCAATATGCTTTTCAAGTCCATCAATTTGCCTTTGAAATGATGAAATACCCTGCACTTCATTAGGGAAGTTCTTCATTATTTGTTGCACACGTTCAAGACTTTTCAACGAAATCTTTTCAAATGCTGCATCAATCCTCCGCCCTTGAGTTTCAGCCGAATTTCCAAGTTCTACAAAAGCCTTTTGAGACTCACGAATTTTTCGCATTACTTCTTCATTGTTGTATGTCGCATCGAAATGTAAGTTTCCCATATACTCTATTTTATTAATCAAAAATCAACGACCTTTCAAACTTGTTTCAATACAAAGACTTCAACGAAAGATTCGAGATAAAAGTAGACAAATGTGATGTAAAAAGAACTTTTCAAATAGTTTGATATGCAACAAGACAAAGATTGTTGTGAAATAATTGGAAGTAATTAGATTTCTTGGTAGTTTTGCAAGAAAAGAAGTAAGAACATGAATAAAATAACATTTCTATTACTATGTATTGCTCTGCTATGGGGTTGCTCTACAAATCATAATATTGACTCTGCTATAAAAGATATATACGGTTCAAATGTGCCATCCAAAGAAGAGGATGGGGCTTATATTTATGTCTTAAACTATCTTGAAAAAGAAAATAAACAAGACGCAGATTTAGCAAAACTAAAGGATAAAATAGATAAATACACAAATTCTTTATCCGAGAATGTAGGAAACGATGTTTCTTCTAAATCAGATGCTAATACATCTGCAACATGTAAAGACGATTGTTTAAGTGACTTCTATAAATGGGAAACTCCATCTATTCGTGTTGTGCTTATTTCACGCAAGTGTATAGACAATAACGGTAGAGACATTACAATTATAATAACCAATAAAGGGTGATTCACTCACCCCTTACACTTAAAAGCATCTGTGCTGATACAAATTAACTACTTATCTTTAACTTTGAAAGTTATTAAATCAAATAGTGCAATTCCTAAATCATATATTACTTCAAGATAATATATAAATGCAGCGATTACAAAAGAGTCAGAAACAATATTTATCACTGATTCTTCAATGATATTTTTATTCTTAAGAAAGGCGCATAAAGTTTGAATTACGAACAAGCATACCAAAACAACTATTTGCATAATTAATCCATGCTTCAATTCATTAAAAGTTGCCGTAGAATGAATATCCATCTTTTCTTTTATCCTGTTTATTTCTGAAATAATAAGGGTACTTGTAGGTATGTTAATTGCTAGAATTGTGGTAAGTAATGATATAATATTTGAAGAGAATCCTTTTATAAACTCTCTATCACCATTATTTGCCAAATAACTCAATAATGATGCGATTGCTAAGTATGCTATTATTTTTATAGCTCTATTCATCAAACTATACTCTTTAAAATGTCTTTTATATCATTTGGATTTCCTATTATTTGTAGTTCATCCAATTCTATTTCCTTAGTAGTATGACCTGTTCTTATTTTCCTCCTAAACCCTTTGAGTCCAATAGCAACTTCTGATCCACAATCAGCTGCACCATTATTCAACTCTTGAATATCCTTATCGTTTTCATCGATATATAGAGTTTTATCTTTTTCAGCTTCAAATTCAAGCGTAGTTGTAGAACTCCTTGTTCGTGCACTTGCATTTTTCAGCATTTCAGGAATCAACGACCTTACTCTAGGTAAATTAGGATAATCAAATTTAAACTTAATACTTGTGATTTGATCTGAATTCGCATTTACAATATCCCAAAACTCACTTCTACTATACTCCCTTCTAATAGAGATTTGCAGAAAAGCATCCTGTAATACTTGTCGCACAGAATTTGCAATAATACTAGCAACAACATTAGTGTCTGAAAAAGCTAATAAATCTTGCTGAATAGCCATTCGTTGTACTTCTCTATCATTATGTATAATTACATAAGCACTTGGCTCATTCAATTCTTCACTCACTTGAAAAGACTTTTCTATGATAATTTTTCTTGGATTAGATATCTGAAAAATAAAAAAATCATTTGTCTTAACTATGAAGTGAACGTTATGCTTTTTATTTCTGTATGCAAAGATAACATCTTTCAAAGCTTCAGCAAATATAATATTCTTTTTCTCCATTGCTTTTTTAGCCTCCAAGTCAGGATCGCAAAATAAGGTACGTTCTTGATATATTGGTTTAAATTGGTATGTGTAAATATTGAAAATCATAGTACTTGATTTATATCATTATTTAATCGCGTTTCTTGAAATGTTTATACAATCACAAATAAACACACAATTATGAAGAAAATCAAGTTTTTACTATTTTTTTCTTTGATTCAAGCAACATTTTCTCAAAATACACCCAAATAGAACATGCGCACGTCGTTAGATTGACGTGCGCATGTTGTTTAATTTCTACTGTTAAAAAGCTTATGTAAAATATCCATATCTTTGAAGTTTCCTTCAAGTAAGCATGATATATCCTTTCCTATGGAAATTAATTCAGCCTTATTATCTTTTAAATTATCAAGTGCCCAAATCTTTTCTATAATTAACTGGATGTTCTAAAGATGATAAAGAAGCAGTGATAGAAGGTATTTTTATTGGAGAAGTTAAAGCAATTGAAGACTGCACTAATCAGTTCAAATTCTCATAACATAATAAAAGTAATTAAAGCCGGATTTCTCCGGCTTTTACTTTACCTACCATAGTTCTACAAAGTCACCACGATGGTCGAATTGGAGAAAATTGTGGCTGAAATCAAAGAAAAGAAGGAAAATAGTTGATTAGTTAAATATTGTTTCTACATTTGTGTATTGTTTAATATTTAAAACACACGATTATGGAAAATTTTCTGTCCTCACTAGGGTTTGATGTAATCACAACAATAGTATCTGCATTTATTATATTTTTATGTCGTAATTTTATTATGATTACCCTAAGTTATATTATCAATTTGTTTTCTACCGATGATGTTAATATAAATGGAGTATGGTATGGACGACCTATTGGAGATGATTACGAGGACCCTAATTACGAGGAGAAGATAATAATTCATCGAGTAGGTAAGAATGTTATTGGAACAGTAGAAACGATAAATGGCATTTTTAAAAATAGAAAGTATTACTTTAAAGGCAAATTTTGCAATTTAACTTTTGTAGTCTGGTATAAATCAAAAGATAATAAAAACATGGAGATGGGAAACTACTCTCTTTGCTTCTTAAATTGTGGTAGTGAAATGGAGGGATATGTTACATATTATCGGGATGATAAAAAGGAGATGAAAGCGGCAAAATATATATTGAAGCGCAAAGATTAGATTCTAATATTTAGTGAATATTTCATTTAACATAATGCAATTTAACGCAGTAGTGGGATCTATCCGTATAGGAGACAATACTCATGTAGTGAATAGTAAGGAGGATATTAAGAAACTGGCTGAGAATTTATAAACTAATAAAAATAGGAGGTGATATTATGATTAATGCACGTGAATTGCAAATCGGAAACCACATTGTGTCAAACGGTATTAATTATACCGTATTAGGAATAATACAAAACGTAGGAATGCCTACAGTAATTAATGTTTGTGATGAACATAATCGCATTTTAGATTTAAATGAAGAAGAGTGTGAACCCAAATCAATAACACCCAGTATTCTGACTGAATTTGGTTTTGTTCCACTCAACTCTTATCCAGATATCTTAAAACTTAAAATTACTGACTTGATGAGTTTGTATGCTATAAAAATAGAGGAAGAAGAAAATATTCATATTGTAATTTCAGCTCCCGTACAATATGGAGATGATATTGTATTTCAAGCCGCAAAGGAAAATACATGCATCAACTCCTTACATAAATTAGAAAATTTATACAATCTTTTAAGATAAAAGCAGAACAGTCGGACTAACCATCCGGCTTTCCCTTTTAATCACCAAACGCCCCATACAGTCGCCAAACAGAGTATAGGGTATTCAATAAAAACACTAACACTATGAAATTATATAAATATAGAGCTGATATATATAGAGATTTGTTGACTCTTGTCAATAATCAAATATATGCGCCAACCGCACAAAATCTTAATGACCCAGCTGAGACCATAGTTAATGACAGTAAGATGTATGAAGTTTTTAACCTCATAGAGAAAAGTGGACTTCCTATAAATATAGCAAAAGATAATTATGCAAAGATAATAGCACAAGCTAGAACTAAATTGGGAATATTCTCTTTAAGCAAAACAGTCTTTAATGAATTATTATGGGCATATTATACTAATGGACATAAAGGTTTTTGTATTGAATATGATTTTGAACAGCTACAAAAGTCTTTATCAAATAGACAATTGCACGGTATTTTCAATGTTCAATATAAAAATGATACTCCAGAATTTTCAATGAATAGCATAACTTACAATTTAGTAGATGATACACAATTTATAAAATGCTTAATCGCTACTAAATCAATGGCATGGGAACGCGAAGAAGAAATTAGAATAACTTTATATTCCTCTGGCTTATTGGGAATATCACCCGAATCCGTCACTGGGATATATTTTGGTCTTCGAATGGCTGAATCCGACAAAGAACTGGTAAAAAACTCTTTGAAAGGTCGAAATATAAAGTATTATCAAATGAAGCTAAAGCTTAATAGCTATCTATTAGAAGCTGAATTAATTAAATAGAGTACTAAAATTAAGATGGAGGGATAAAAGGGTATGGCAAAGAGAGGTGAATTCAAAAAACAAACCAAACTAGCAGAAAAGGCATATAAAGCATTTAAAGCTTTAGATGATAAAAGTTACAAGCAACGAATTCAAACTTTAGTTAGCGTACATGAATATGGCTTTGCTATCTTAATATTATGGTCTAGAATTGAAATTACCTTAAAACTATTAAGATATTATGATAAAATAGAAGAATATCCAGATAAGCTGGATTTCATATCTAGAAAATGGAAAATATTGAACAATGTTTATATGAGTAACTCTAACTTTTATGATTTAATTATTCAAAATCAGTCAAAATCTCTTTGGAAAACTAGAGATAGAATAGCACATGCAGCTATTAACATATCAAAGGAAGATTATGATAAATATAAACCGGCTGCTGATTATTTTTTATTAAGTATTTCTCAGTCTTTACAACCAATAAATGAATATAAAGCAAAATTGAAAAGAAAAAGGGTAAAATAAGAATTCTATTAATTAACCACCAAACGCCCCATCCCGTTGCCAAACGGAGGATGGAGCGTTAAAATATAAGTATACATTTTGTTTTCTTGGAATATTGTTGGTATGTTTGCGATATTGTTTAACCTTTTAAAAAAATAAATTATGCTAACTTTAAAAGATTTGTATTTAGGATGTTCTTATCTAACATTGGACAATAAACCAGTGATATGTAAACTAATATCGTTTACGGATGAATGTAATATTGAGATACAGTATGGAAATGAAAAAGATGTAATAACGATTTGGGATATAAAAGGAGCTGAACCAACTGATCGTTTTTTTGATTCAAGATGCGATGAACACGAAAGTTTAGGAAATGACATAATTTGGAAATTTAACAAGAGAGAAAATCCATTTACTATATATAGAAGAAATGGAGGTCTCTACTACTCTAATGGCATAATAGAGAAAAGAAATGCAAGTCCTATGCCATTTAACTACATACATGAATTACAAACAGGGCATCAAAGTTTTTACTCTGAAATAATAAATTTCAATATTTAAGAACAAGCCGGACTAACCATCCGGCTTGTTCTTATTTATCACCATTCCCCTCAAGACGCACAATCAAACACCCGTGAATAATTCCTCTTTTGGTACTGGTTCCTTAAATAAATCAGCAGATTCTCATAAGAAGAAATAAACCCTTCATTGATTAAATCGGCTACTTTCTTCTCCAGCTGATAAAGTTCACGCTGCTTTAATTCATTTCCATGCTTATTTCTCAATAGCTTCTCATGGCTATTGAAAATAACCCAGTTCAATGCCTCTCCTACCTTTTGCATAGCTTTAGGCATGAAGTCTTTAGGGACTATCTTCATAATTGCTGAACTGAGTTCTTTGTAAGCGTCTCTGGCATCGTTACGGTAGCGTATCATTTCGTCATAGACGAAGCGCAATACTTTAACTTCAAATGTGCGGGTTTATCCACATAGCAAACTTTATAAAAAGTAGTGGATTCATCCAAACTTTATCAGGTGTTTTTCCCTCTTTTGAATTTCGACCCTTCACTTTTATAAGTAGTTGATTTTCACCAATGAGCAAATTTGCACTTTGGCTTTCGTCCTTTGCAAGAGCTATTAGAAACTCTTTTGTCGTGTCCATCTCTAAAAACTTACTCATTTGCCTTCTTGGATTATCGGCTACATTATTCCATTGACGAAGCAATTCACTTCCGTCAAAATACCCATCACTTGTTCGCTGGATCACTGAAAAATTATCAATGTAGCGAACCATTTCTTGATTTGTTTTCATACTTTTGTACTCAAGATTTAGAAATTGAACCTCACCAAAGGATGCTCCTAACTTCATCCAATGACGGGGTTTATACTATTCAGCCGTTAGGATAGCTGAGTTATTTCAATATTCTACTATTCACTAAGCATTCTCCGAATCAACTCCTTATTCTTCGGGTCATCGGCATTAACAACCTCGCTATCATCGAAGATATTCAGTTTCTTTCGTTCATCCTCACTCAAATAGACAGTAGTGATGGCATCAGCCATGAGCATCTTTAAATTAGCGTAACTGATTCCCCATAAAATATAATCCATAGTCCATCCGTAACGCTGACAGGCAAAGTCTATCAATGTTCCATAGGTACTATTGCCTCCAAAGGTTACGCTACTATTATCTTTCTTAACTGCGGCTATTCTGTTACGCTCTAAGCGTTCTTTATCTATCCCGAAGTGCTTGATAAACTCTTCTGTATTATCTCCGGATAGAACGATTGTAAACATGGTAGCAAGCTCTTCTACTTCTAATTCAGAAAACTCTTTTGTCCGCGCCTCTATCTTAACACTATCAAAGACATCCTCCTTCCGGTTGAACGTATAGTTAGACAGTATTCGGCAAACAACCTCTTTTTTTTCAGTACATAATCGAATGCCTTCCAAATATGGATTAGTAGATACCAATCTAGCATCAGCTCCCAAACTCTTGAACAATCCTGCAAGGTGATAAGTCATCCCCAAAGTAGGAGGATATAGGTAAAATTGCTGACTACCAATATTGAAACCAATAGGTCTCTCAATGATGGTATCAGCAATGTTCATTTCAAGCAATTCTTTATCTTTCATAATGCTGAATAGTTAAAGAGTGCTGTTGAAAGCACTCTTTTAAAAACAATATTCTCAACCCTCTGGAGCAGTAGGTGCTGTATATGGTTTTACTTGATTACCCGTAGCTGGTTTCAAGACATCAGCCGTATACTTCCACTTCTTACCTTCAGCCGTGTCAAATGTATCTTCTACTGACACAGTAGAGCGTTCAATCAAGAACCCTTCACATTCAGGATTCTCCGGTGTCAAACGGAAAGCATACTCATCTGCGACTACCCCATCTTCGTCTTCAATAGGCTTAGTACGTCCTTTAGCAGCACGAATTTCGAACTCAAACGTATAAGTGTTCTTTGTATACTTAACAGCTTCATTCTCACCGCCTTCGACTTTAGCCTCTTTCTTCTCACCTTTGGTAGGTGTCAACTTTGTAGAGTTTTCTACCGGATCATACGGTAATTTAGTCCATGTTGTTGGTGCAGCGCCATCAGCACTGCACTTACCGAATTCAATTGAGGGTTTACCCCATGATAATTGTGCCATAATCTTTTATTCGTTAGATATTTGAATTAATAATTTATTATTGATGAAGTGCTCGTCTTTACCGTTCACTTCTAATACACGCTGTTTGGAGCCTTTGGAATCAACCCGAAAGCCAGCACCTCGGCAATTAAACAGAAGTTCATAAGACATCTTGCAAAGCTCGCGCAATCGGATGGTATTCTCTTCTGCTTGACCGTCCCGGATATAATCAGGAACATATATATTCACGTTAACAAAAGCCTTTTGCATCTGACCACTACCGTTGTCGAGAATGGAAATGACAATATCCTCTTTATTAGAGCTGGTAGGGCGTTTTGTTTTCTTCAACTTCCCGGTAACAGCTTTTTCTAAAGAAGAGCCTTTTATAACCGCATAAATCGCGTCCTTTATTTCTATATCCGATTTCATTTCGCAACTTGATTTCTAAGTTTCTCCATCACATTGTAAAATTCTGCATGTGCTAATAGTTCAGCAGATGCAAGAACAGATTTATTGTCTCTGGCTTCTACAAGTCCGGCATAGTTCATTCCAGCAACAACGATAAGAGCATAACCGTTTGAATACTTCTTCGCACGTTCTTCAGCCAAAGCCTTTCCTGCCCTTGAACCTTCCGAGCCATGAAGTACAGTTCCAAAATCAGAGCTTTTAACAATACGACCATGAGCGACAACCACATAACCTACAGAACTTCTTAGATTACCAGTTTGATTGAACCAGCTTTCTTCTTGTGCTCTATCTCTAGCTTCAGCGACACACATATCACCCAAATTTGAGAGAGCCTGAATAGCTATTTTATCTACCCGTTCAGTTTCTGCTTTAATTAAAGCGTCAATTTCACTCATTGATGTATTCATTCTTATAGCCATAACTTTGCATTTAGTTGCCCTCTGTGGAATCCTTGAACCTGCTTTTCAGCTACAATAGCCCCATTATTCAGAAGTCGGATAATATCGCCACATTTGAACTCTCTACAGTCCTGATTCAAATAGACTACATACTGATACACATAAGTCTTCCCATCTTCGAAGGCTATTGTATTGGCTTTCCCGTTCGGTTCATATCGGCAGGGAATGCTACCTTCAAATGAAGATGTACCGGGATGATAATCACCGTTATTATCTTCGTAACCTCCAGTGTTTACTTGGTATTGCAATATATGAGGTCTGAACTGTATCATAAATAATCTGCTATATCAAGTACTTTAATCCTATTCCCTAACGCATTGGGTAAATCATACTCACGGCATAATACTGTATAGTAATCTTTAATTCCCTGGATATTCCAAGACATAGAGAAACCACTTTCGCTGATTGAAGTGGCACGGAGTAGGAGAGAGGGGATGAACTTTGCGATAGCCACCGACACCCGCATGCGGTTATCCTCATTCATCTCATCCTCTCCGCTTATCTTCGAGTTCAGACACATATCCAAAAGGTCAGCCTCCGACAAGTTAATGCCGAAGGTTTGGAACTTTTGTTTTATGTAGTCTCTTGCTTTCATGTTAATATGGTGTAATCAGTCGGCTATAGGAAGTATTACTATAATGCGTGCAATACTTTGACCTGTATAGATATCGGAACGGACATTTAGGCACTACGGTTGGTTTGTTTTCAATGGTTATAATTTCAATACTGCATAGAGGTGGAGCGATATTTATCGCAAGAACGTTCATCGGAGCAATAGAAATGACACCAGCTTGAACAGTAGGCGTATCAACAAAGCTAATAGGCGCATCTACAGACTTAGACGGGATTGATTCACTGAAACTGGACGCTTGCACACCTAGAGATGTAAACAGCATCATAAACGAGCAAAACAGAAAACAAATAAACTTTTTCATCTTTTCTTGATTTATAAATTATACATTTGTCAGGGTGTAGTCTCCCACACCCTGACCTTTTACTCAATACCAAGAGCAATTTTTAGTTTGGAATTTGCTTCTTCGTCAAGTTCGGCAACCTTATCAAGAAGAGTTTTCTCCCCCATGTTTCCAGTCACTTGAACACCGATACCCTTCAACGCATCAACCAAACCCTTTTTCTCAAATTCCTTTTCAAAGAGGGAGATTTTAACCTCTTTCTTTTCTTCGGGAACTTCGACCCGTTTAGCGAGTTTGCGACTCTCCAAGTCCTGTACACGGGCTTCATCCTTGATGTCAAAGGAATCTCCACAGTTATATAACCGATGAGTGAACTTATCGCGGAAAACACTAGTCACTATTACTTTCATGCCTGTACAGTTTTAGAGTCCATACAATAAATTCTATCAACATTGTCGATTACAGGAACTACCATAGCCTGAGAAGAAGTAAATTCCTGAAGAGGATCGTTCTTCGCATACTTAGACAATAAAATGAAGTCATCAGCTTCCTGATAGACTACCCCGGCAACCGGTCTTGTCTTTTCTGCAAGTGTTGTCCATACCAAAGAGCCTAACTTTTCATCACAAGTAAATACGGCCGTACCATCCTTCCAGGGTTTGTGAGACTGGCGTACGCCATTAATTTCAGTCTTGATCTTGCGGTTAATACGATGGAGGGTAATACTAAACTTCTTCTTTAAAGTTTCAGTGGCAGAATCCAAGTCCAACGCCGGAACAGAGGTGCCGACAAACTTATTGATAAAGGCCCATTGTTCTCTAGCCTGCTGATTGGTATAGAAAGCATTCAGCCAAGTATCATCAGCCCAAACGTCAGTAATAGTATTGCTGTCCTCGTCAGCTTTATCCATGACACGTTTGATATCATCCACAACTTTAGCATCTGCACTACTCCACAAAGCAGCAACACCAAACTGATTTTCATCCTTATACCCATAAGATAACCTAATCCCGGTTCCGTTATTTCTCGTTGATAGAGCAACACCAGTAGAAAGGCCGGACAAGAACATATCTTCAATACGCTCCCAAACACCTTCAAGACATCGTGGGGTATCAGCAAAGATTTTATTGATAATAAGATTCACTGAAAGTCCCTGTGCAATCATATTATCAATATCCTTCATCTGCTTTTCAGTCAGGTAAAGTTTCATTCCCAACTTGGGAATATCACCTGTGGCAGTGGAAAGAGAATCACGCTTTTTCAGCGGTAGTTCTGAATCTAAAGATACAACATCGGCAGCCACACGGCTGTAATCAGCTAATATGCTGGCCCACTTCCCATCAGCAGAGAAATCTGGATTAAGCAGATTTTTATACATATAAGTCTGCTTAGTCTTGTTTCTTTCATTTATCTTCTCAACAATGGATAACACCAACTGAGGAAAGAACTTTTGAGCGTACTCGAAATAAAATGATTTTTCCATTATGCTTCCTCGTCTTTTCTAAATTCAACCAAAGGCAACGCTGCTTTCAACGCATCCAAAATAGCATTGTAAGGGTACGGAGCTGCTGCCGGATTAACTCTACCTCGTGTCATGATTGCAGCAAAAGGTTTTGCAGTACGGATAGTACCTTTAATAATACCTGCATAGGAATATCCTTCAGGAAGTGCCGCAAATGCAGTTCCTTCTGCATTAAGGGGCATAGGTTTGTATGTCCCGGCACCATCAGTAATGGCAGGAACACCAGCCTTAATTACCTTCAATGGATAACCGGTCACATCCAAAGAACGCCCACCGTCAATACCGTCAAGGTATTTAGCAATAACGATGTTATCATTTCCTGTGATAATCTCGTTCGGTTCATTGTTTAGATTCACTTTTGTCATCTTTCAATTTTTAATGGATTAAAGAATTTGCAATGTCTGAAATCTGTTCCTTAGACGGTTTCCCGTCATCAAGGACGTGTCCCAGTCTATTGCTTGGTAAATTTGCCGTCTTTAGGTTTGTTGCGACTGTAGTAAGGTGTGAGTTGATTGCTGCTTCATCCGCTTCTGCAGAAATAGCAAACCCCTCTTTGATACGCCATTCGGGAATACCTAACTCTTTGGCTTTAGACAAAATCGTATTGGCTCTGGCAGACTCGGCTTTTTCCTTCTCAAGAGCTTCGTATTTTTCTTGCAAAGCCTTGAATTCCTTCTCGCGCTCGACCTCTTTCTTCGAGAACTCTTCGAAGCGTTTGTCCATCTCCTTTTGCCATTCCGGTTTGTCCTTGTTTTCAGCGGTTTTCTTGGCATCTTCCTCAGCTTTCTTTCTCTCGGCTTCTGCTTTCGCTTCGTCTTCGGTCTTTTTAGCGTCAGCTAATGCCTTTTCACGTGCTGTTGTTACTCGTTTGTCAATTCCGCTTTGAAGACCTGTCAAAAAATCTTTTTGAGCGGCAACGACAACACTAAGGTTTTCGTCAGTTACAAGTCCTATTGCTGCAAGTGCATTGGCGTGTCCCTGCAAAATTTCATCACTTAACCCAAGGGCTTTATACTCTTGTTTTAAAGCATTGAAAATCTTTTCTTTCATATTGTATAAATATTAATTTGTTAGAAGTTTAATTTGTGGAAGTAAAAATACCACCAATACAGATAATTAGTTAATATTTAGACATTCCATTCGCAACAAGTTGACTATTGTTGTGAATATGGTATAAAAGTAGTGAGTAAGTGGGGGAAGGGTAGATTATTGGATGGTTAAGAATTTACTAAGAAGAGATTGTGGAGAAATAGAATAAAAAAAGGCGTGAAGTAACAAATTCACGCCTAAAATGCTATAAAAATGAATTATAGTTATTCGGGGGAATGAATAATAAAATAATCTATTTTATTACATCAGACATTTGTAAATTATGAATTTTCTCTTTGTGATAATTCTGCTAAAAATGAATCAATAAACGCCAATAAGCTATTTTCGTTATTAAAATCAAAGTGTTTGATTATATCAAACCGATTATTGTTATAATATTCAAATCCAACTAATGATTTAGTAGTCTCAAAATATTTTAAAATATCACATTGTTCATTGGGCTCCCAAAAATGAACATAATACCCTTTCTCATTGCACCAAATATCCATTTTAAAATATAAAGTTCCAATAGTATATCCATCAAAAACCATATTGGTACCCTTATATCGCCAAATCTTTGCAAAAGGTGAGTGATTTTCTTTATATCTATCCTCTAGTCTAATTGCCATATATTCGGGTAAATCGTTCATCATATTTCTGATTGACTTGGCAGTCTTAAGATTCTCTTCATCCATCAAAGAATTATAAAATTTCTCTAAAATTATTGTATCCATTATATTTGAATTTAAATATGTTATCAAATCTGCATACTGACGTAAAATGGCTATACAATTCATATTTTGCGCCTGTAATATTGCTGGTTTAATCCAGCTATCCACGAGATTTATGCCATTATCCAACGAATAAGCAGGTATGATTACTAAATGTTGGTGCACATTTATTTTATCCTGTTTTGTCCAACTACTTTCATCAGGCCGTTTAGATTTATCTAAAGGTAAATAAACAATAGCATCTATTGTAAAATTAGATGAGACCAAATCATAATAGCGAGGCAGTTGACGAGCCATATCTCCAGCATTATTTATCTTATTCTCAATGATAATAGCTTTTTTAGTAGTTTCTGATTTTATCAAAATATCGATTTTACCTTCTTCTCTGACTACTTCTGCATCTTTAAAGTCATCTTTTTTAATTGTTTTCCCGGCCAAATTAAGCATTTCTATGAATAATTGTAAGAACAACGATTTTTCGTTATGTTTCTCAGTGGGATCAAGAAATGCCTTGATAACATCTGAATGATAGTTTTCACGATAATAAATATCAGAGGTCAAGCGAAAAATATTAAACCCAATATCAGAAATACGTCTTTTGGTTTTATCATAATCATGAGCAACTATTCTAAGATCTGCTAATAATTGAGAAATATTTACTATATGTGCATCAGTAATCTTTTTCCAAGTTGATATCATCTTAATTATATTCTATTTTGACTCCCATGTTAAATCAAATTTGTTACAGAAAACTCCTTTGCTAAAGATTATACATCTTTCTGAATTTTCTCAACCTGTTGCTTGAGAGGCCTATGAGCACCGACTGTATAATGTCACCACCACTCATTTCTATTGATATGTTCTGTACTCCCAACACTATATTAGCATCAATATTCAATTTTCGACTTATTTCACGAGCCACCTTCAATGTAGGTTCACTCCTGCCAGTAAGATAATCACTGATACGTGATGGACTTACACCAAGTAATTCTGATAGTTTTGTTTGATTTATACCCATCTCATACATGCGTAACTTAATAACATCAGCCAAAGAAGGAGTTTTGATTGGATAATGTTCATCCTCATATTCCTCAACAAGCCCAGACAATAAATTCAATTCAATAAGATTCCTGTCAGTCAATGGAGTGTTATCGTCTACTAATGGAAAAAGTTCTTATATTCTTTGACAGATTGCATCATGTTCTACCTCATTTTATATCTTAGCCATCACATAGCAGGAGTCAATTCAACATTCAATCCCAATGCGGAAGCGATACGGTAAAAAGTAGAAACTTTAGGTTCCGTTCTTCCTGTTTCAACGCGGGAAATATAAGACTTATTAGTTCCGATCTTTGCAGCAAGCTCTGCCTGTGTCATATTAGCTTTCTTTCTGGCTTCCTCAATTAGTTGCCCTGTAAAGAAAGCATTAGCTCTATCCTCAGCAGCTTTACGCTCCGGGGTTCCTTCTTTGCCGAATGCGGCATCTAATTGCGCATCGACATCAAACATCTTTAGTTCTTTTTCGCTCATAATATTCTTTCTTTAATTTTAATGCTTTATCTATTTCTTTATCGGGCGTTTTCTGTGTTTTCTTCTGAAAGCCATTGAATAAAATCACAATCTGTCCTTCATCAAAACAGAAGAAAATCCGATAAATATTACTTTGCCACTCAATTCTTAACTCAAACAGGCCGTCTTTAATAGACTTCACATATTTAGCAGATAGCCTGTCTACAGTCTTTAACATGAGTAAACCGTATAATACCTTTTCTTGCGCACCTTTGTTCAAGGTGTCAAAAAAATCTTTATAGTAGTTTTCGTATGCTATTATCTTTCTGTTCATGTAGCAAAGATAGTAAAAGTTTATCAGTTGAGCAACTTTTGCGAGATGAATTTTAGCCAATAAACAAAAAATAACGGCAACTCTATCGAATCACCGCTATCCAAAAGAAGGGCTAACAGCCTTTACCTTTTTTCTTTGAACCTTTCTTCTTTCCCATGATAAAATGTTCTATTTATCCTATTAGAAAATTATAACCCTCGTAATTTTTATGACTAAGATGTCGGCTGATGTTCTTTTTCACTGATTTTTTTCTTTTCTGCCGCTTCTCTTAGAATCTTTTCTACCTCTTCATCTGGCTTATCAGTTATACCCAAGAGCCTAACAGCGGTATTCAATGATATTATTCCATTGGAATAAGCACTACCAATAGATGACCACCGAGTTTGTCTGTCTTCTTCAAATGGTTCTTGAAACTCAAACGAGACAACCAACTCGTCAAGGGGCTTCGCTTTATCTGGATGAAGGAATTTCAATACTGATATAATAACCTTTACTTCTCGGTCAACCAAGATGTCATATATCTCAAGATTCTTCAACCGCTTGATATAGCCGATAATCAAAGCCCTCTTTATGGCTTCTCCCGAAAGAGTACCCATACCTTTCATTCCTTCAAAAGACATATCAGGGGTAAGGGAGTCTTCGAGGATAGATGATTTCAAATCTTTCTTCTCGGCTTCACGTGTTTCAGAAGAAAGAGGAGGGTCTATGTATTCAAACTTAGAATCTTTCCCATAGTACTGAATCAATGTACCTATTGCATCCGGATCTTTTAAGTTTTCGATAACATCTGCTGTAGCTGCCGCCATAGGATCAGAGAAATAGTTATTGATATCTCCGGTTTTAGAATCAAGCATTTCCTCTCTTTCTGCCCGATGTTGCACACCCATCCAAGCCTTTTCCTGCTGATAGAATATAATGTTTATCTTTCCAGTTGGGTTCTGGTAAGTCTCCACTTCCCATCCCACTGTTCCCTTTTTACAGTTGAAATAAAAGTCTTTAGTTTGAATATCCCAATGTTGCACGGACTTACCTGATGATTTAACGGAATACCCGAAAGCAAAGGCAACCAATGTGCCAAACTGGTCAAACAAAGGTCTTAGTTTATACCCTGTGGAACGGGCCAGCACAACAACCTTGACTTCTGCCTGGTTACTTTCGTTCCTGTATAGATGATAAAGCTTTGCACTCTCTGTTTCCGCTCCGGCAAGCCTCTTTACTTTGCGCATGGTGACATTAAACCTCGTTTTATCAATGAAGTCAAGAAACATCTGATAAACATCATCATTGCCGTTTTTCTTTTCCCACTTAATCGGTTTACCAAGAAGAAAGAATAATTCTACTTCATTGATGAATTGCTGCCTGTTCCGGGGAAGCTTCTCGCTGATATACGGGTCTTTGTTCTTTCTGAACTTATTAGGACGCTTCATAACCTTGTGAAGTTCCGGCTTGTACTCACTTAAAGCGATATCCACTTCATCCTCCCTATTCTGCATCAGAGCGATGGCTGTACTAATATCACCATCCTTTATAAGTTGGAATATGTCTCTCTCAACACCCATTGAGTTAAGGGCCTTATTCCTGAATAGTGTTAATAATTCCTGTATATAATTCATAATCTGTAAATTTACCAAATTCCTAATTCTTCTTTTGAAACTTTTTGTGACTTTATTATCTTACCAAGAAGCTCACCCAAAACCCAGTAACGAGCGGCATCTATTCCGTGATTATCATGGTCTTCCGGCTCGTTGATATAGTTTCCGTCTTTATCCTTTGCCCATACATATTTTCTATACTCTCTTTGTAAGTTATACGAACGTTTGGTTATGTATATTTCATACTCCTTCATCTTATCTATACCCGCTACAACAGAACCGGGGTATTTACTTACAGCATATATCCTCACACCTCCGTTATGAATCTCTTGAATGGTTCTTGGGTCTGCACTATCAGCTATAGTTTTTAATCCCCAAGGGCGTATAGATTTAACAATGTCGGATGACAGCAGTCCTGTTCGATAGTCTACTTCATCAAGATATAGGCGATTATCAATAACTCCACACCGGATTGCTGCCGTTGGATCATTGGTGAAACCAAAGTCAAGACCTAAACCGACTTTTTTGCATTCCTGCGGGAATTCGTCAATAATACCCCACTTCTTGAATACAGCACCCTCTGCCACGTCAGCCCAACGACCGATAACCACGTGAGCATACTTTTCAGGATTCTTCTCTTTCATTTCCTGCACTTCCCGAAGGAACTCAGGAGAAAGGTTCTCTAAGTTGTCAAAGTAGATAGTGTGAATATGAAGTACATTCGGATGGGTAGAAACCTGAACTTGCACACCGTCAATCTCTACGAGCTTGTGAGTATTCTCGATGTACTTTTTATAAATGAAGTGATTAGAGTCGCAGGGGTTCATTATGATGATAATCCGGTTCTGAATCCCTTTCTTACGGATAGAGAGCATTATTTTATCGAACTCTTCTTCATTTGTCCACTCTTCCGCTTCATCGCAGACGAAAGTAGTGATACCCTGAATAGATTTTAGTTTTGCCGTCTGATTACCGGAAGAAGTCTTGATGCCTCGGAACATGATACGGCTATTAGTCATTTTATTGACTATATCCGTCTTGGTAGTCTTGAAATACTTAGTTGTTCCGTCTAGCTCTATCTTCTCCATCATTTCGGGAATGATAGACATACCAGCGGAAACCATCGTGTAGCGGGTGTAGAGAACCTGATGCACTATCTTTTCGGCTTCCGTCATTTCAAAGGTCAGACGTTCAATGAAGGTGGAAGCATTGAAGGATTTCCCCGAATTATGTGTCACAGTGCCATCTGAGTGCAAATAGCGTTGATTTCCATCAAGACAGATACCACACCAATCGCCCATGCCAACTGACTCTATTGAAAGCTGAGATAGATGCCAATCCTTATTTTTACGCACTTCGTCTTTACTGATTTTCTTCCTTGATATCTTGCACGGGATTCTCCATACATCTCCGTTTATGAAAACACGATATACAAAACCGCAATCCTTACCATTACATCTTGCCAGCTTTTTATTGATACTTGTCCTAAACCCAAGTGTGTCGGCAACATATTTTATTTGCTTTGCAAGTTTCTCATTCTTTTGAATAATCTCATACCCATTCCTAAGCATACAACCATCCGTATCTATAAGTCCTGCAAGCAAATCAAGCCTTACATTTTCGCTATTTGATATATAATCTTGTGGAATATGCTTATTACTAATCAAATTATATTCACGCAGAGTGTCCATTAATGGATTTGTCAGACCTCCGTTCTTTGCAAGTCTATAAGTTATGGCATTTCCTCTTATCCCATTTATGGCTAATCTCATATTATTTCTATCCGCATATTCTCGCAAATAGTCTTTTATCTCAAAATCAGCGGTTGTTACTTGAGGAAACATGCTTGTTCCATCACCCAACCACACACCAAGAAGATAAGGCTCAATGTTCACATATTTTTCAATGTATGGTATTGAGTTTGATTTATAGCCACGGAAACGGTCTCTGAAACGCTTACTTTGATTCACAAAGTCGGTAATGCGCATATCCAAAAACTCAGGATAAGCGGTATATCTTCCATCTCTAATTGAATCTCCACTCTTTCTTAAGCTTATTATATGCGCATCATTCACAAAATAATCTTCCGCACTTGTTTGCTGGACACGAAACATTTCACTTTGTCCTCGCATCGTCCCAATTACCTTTCGTGGGCATCCATCATCACCCATGACAAAATCGCCTACTTTAATATCCTTGATTTGCTTTACCGTCAAATCAGACATTATTACTTCTTGCGTGGGTGTTTCACATCCACGCCCACCGGTGATAAGGATAATGAATTTCTCATTATCGGTGTACAGAGGGTGGTATATCGCCTGGGGTTCTATCATTTCAGTTTGTCTTTAATCCAGGAATCAATACTGATACCGTGGTTTATGTCGGTAGGAATGTCAGCTTCTTCATCCTGCTTACGTTCAACCTTTCTCCAATCTTCATCGTAATGGTAGAGCCAAACAGACTGCGCCTGCAAACTGGGCGCCAGCTCACCTTCTACAACTTGAACTTCTTCTTCACCTGTCAGATTTCCGTCCCTATCCTTTATCTTTCGTATAGTGGTACTTTTCGTCTTGACACCCCCCAAAGCCATAGCTAGGAACTTTGCCCGGACTGTTGCAGTTATGGTCGCCCGCCCGCGCGTTAATACTTCACTTAATTCAGAGTACTGACTTTTCTTCTCACAAAATGTCTGTGGGGCCAATCCTACAGCAAAAGCAATTTCCTTATCTGTGAATCCCTTTTTTGCATACGATTCTATGAGAGAAAGAAAGTCTTTATTTGTATAGTCAAACTTAGGCTTTCTTCCTCCACGACCTTTTGTATTTTGAGATTCACTATTATTCATAAATTTATCCGTTACTTAATCCCCTGCTCGAGGTTGTTTTTTCCATCCTGCTTCTTGTATTGATAAAAGCGTTTCGTACTCTCAACTCATTCCTTAAAGCATTTCTTCCAAGCATGTGCTCACTGTTTCTCAATCTTTCATATTGATTTTCGAGTTGTTTCACCGTCTTTCTTCTTCTGACTCGGCTTTCCTCCTAATTTTAAGTTATTAATCTATTCTTTCAATTTGCTCATCAAAGACTTCCCCCTTGATAAACTTCATATCCGGATCATAACCGAACCGTTTGCAGAAAGCCGCTTTAGCTTTATAGGAATCAAAGGATAACATTACATAAGCATCCATATTCTCGGCTTGCTTTTGTGCGTTCTCCTTGACTTGTTGCTTGACTTCTTTCATGTGGGCTACTTTTTCGGCACGTTCCAACTGTTTGGCGGCTTTATCGGCTTCTTTCTGTTCGGTGACAGGTGACATCATATCAGACAAAGCATCAGCAATGGAGCTTTCTTCTTCAGTCTGCAACAGATAATCAACACCAATCATGTTTAGGTCAGCATCAGTCAGACCTGCGTCTTTCCAATCAATATCAGGAACAATCTGCGCAAGAGCGTCGAAATCCCAGGTACCTTGTGCATTTGGGTTATTCATCAGAATATTTAGTTCCTTCTCCTGTTTTTCGTCCACGTCTATCACATCGACCCGGATGCGGTAATCGTTATCGGGGAACTTCTGCAATTCATCCATGACAGACAAACGCTGATGTCCGCTGACTACGGTCAATCCAGTACGCTTGTTCACGACAATTCCACCGACCAACCCGAATTTCTTGATACCACGTTTTAATGTCTTTCGTGATTCATCGGAAAGTTTTCGAGGATTATAATTTGCAAAGTGAATGGCAGAACGATTTAGTTCTACCGATTCGCTCTTTATGTACTTACTTAGTTCCATGTTATCCGTTACTTAAACCTAATCCACCACTGCGTCCTTGACGAGCAGACCTTGAATATTGTTGGTACACGCTTCCGTTTCTTGCATAATTTAAACGGCTAAGGTTACGATACATGGCACCGCCAATACTGTTAATTCTTGCCTGCCTTCCTGGATTACCAGCTGCAGCATTACTCAAACGATTGGTTTGTACGCCTATATCGGCAGCACTTTTCATTCTTCCTCTTCTTCTATTTCTGACTCGGCTATTTGTTTTTTATTATTATACTCAAATAAAATTCTTTCACTCATAGGAAATACCCGATAGATTCGTTGTAAATCCTGCGGATAGTTCTCTTTTAACCAAAGCATACAATCAAGATTAAAACCCACTCCTGAACTGGCTTTTAAAGAATATCTAACTGGTTCTGGCAATCCATGTTGTCTCATGTATGCAAGAATATCCATTTGCGTCCAGTCAGCCAAAGGATAACATAAGCCGTTGTTCTCATATCCGTTAGCTTCATACCCTTTCAGCATCAAACGTCTATTCATGCCATCGGCTTTCTTCATCCCCAAGAACGTGTAATAAACTCCATACTTTAGCTGCATAGCTTGTACTATATCCGCAAGTTTCAGTAACTTCACTTTTGGATTAGGGACACAATACAACCCGCCACGAAGAATGTAAGTAAGATTCCAGTGAGGCGCTTGCACAAACTCAATCTTTGGATATTTGGCTTTAGTCCAGCCAATCCATCGGTTTATGTGCTCCAAGTCTTTGACGAAGTACATAAACACACAAACGATCCGATCAAACTTTGGATAGATTAAATCAAGTAAGACAAGCGAATCTTTACCCAAGGATAAAAACAGTAAAGCCTCATTCGATTTTACCCGAATGAGGTCTATATACCGGTTCGCTTGCTCTACTTTATTCATAGCTAACCACCAGATAATCCAAATGAAACACGAAGATCACCGTAACGTTGTCTACGTGAACCTAACTGGGTGGCACTTGCCGTACCCCTACGATTAGCAACTAATCTACCACCAGCACCTGCGCCATTCATATTTCTGCGCGGTCCGGCTACTCTGTTTACTCTTCTTGCGACTCAGCAATAATTTTTAAATTAAACAATCAATCTATATGTTTCTCTAATACCTCGCCTAAAGTATAGTCCATTTGGGCTGTAAGGTATTCTTCGCCTTGGTGTTCGTAGACAATATCGTTACCATCTTCATTGGTAAGGATCGAAGCTTCTGCACCTTTAACCTCTACAATAGCATAAGGTCGTTTGCCTTTGTACTCACCAGTGAGAAATTTAATAGCATCGTACTTGATAGGCTTTAACTCGATTTCACCCTCTTCGGGAAGTTCTTCATCAGCTTTATATTCTTTACCACCACATAAGTAGGTTATGTACTTTTTTGCATTGGTAGGTCTGATTTCGCGGTATTCGTGCGTTTTCTTACCAGCCAAAATTTCATCGAAATATATTTGCTTAATACTAAGCGTTAGAATGTTCATAATCGTGTCTTTTAAATTAATAATTAAGTAGTTGCGGAAACAGGACTCGAACCTGTGACCACCGCCAAGTCAAAGCGGTAAGCTAACCAACTGCTCCATTCCGCGATATATTTCTTTTAAGTATATAATTCAATGTGCCTTTGCTACTTATCGAATATTTTTTCATAAGCTCTCTATAATTAGAACCCTTTGAGTATTCTAATTGAATCTGTTGTGCTAATTCATCTGAGTATTTTTTAATTGCCTCTGATGCTTTTTTAGCGCAGCGCATTCTTGTTTCTTTAGCCTTATCCATCGCATTTTCAAACGGTGTACCTATTGCTATATTCTCATACGAATTATCAAAAGAATCACCATTTAAATGTCTAACTTCAATGCCTTTGTCAAAAATAGCATCACCAAATTTTTGATAAGCCTGCAATCTATGTACATAGACCTTGATAACTTTCGTTTCACTCACCCTTATGCCAATATACATATACGGGTCACTGTCACGCGTACCGACTTTTTTACCGCGTGCAGAAAAGGCATTGCCTTGTGAATCGACATAATATCCTTTATCTTTGGCTAATATTTCATATCTGCTCTTCATATTTTAAATATTCACTTCAAAGGTACTATCACAACCAAAGATAACGAAATTTATCTTAGTCTGATACACAACAACTGTCTTATTGTTGTAAACTAAGCCACTTATCACGTTTTTCTCTGCACTTTTCTAAGGTTGCCGCGCAACAGGTAAATAATTCACCATTTTCAGTACGGTAGTCATACTGGTACATTCTCACTTTCTTACCTCTCAGCTTGGTGTTATAGGTGCAGTAGTTCTCTTTACCAGGGGCGCATACACTGCATCCGTTTTTATTTATTGAGTTCATAATCGTTTAATTTATTTGTTCGATAAATATGTACTTAGTATAACAATCATAACCATTTGATTTGAAACGGTGTACATAAACACCGTCTACAAATGGATACGGGTAACTCTTAAAAATGCGGTGATATTCTTCTTCGGTGAATACTCTATCTTTATTACGTTCATCTGTAGCAAAAGGTAGATTGTTTAAATCAGGCTGGCAGGCCAAAAATTTAGGGGCATAAATCTGCACCTGTATTGTACCTATTTTCATAAGAGTGTTATTAAAGATTCATATATAAACAAGTCAGATCACATTCTTCATCGTAGTCGTATTCAAGCGATACGGGCGCAAAGTATTGTTGTATCTTCTTTGCTGCTGTTTCATTCTTACCCTCAAAAGAGAAAGTAAAAGAGCGTTTGCCTCTGACTGTTATTTCAACCGGTATACCTGCTACCTTAGTCATGTTGTTTTCAAGTTCTTGTTTTGTCATAATCGTATATTTAAGCGTTAATACCAATTGCATTTCTCATAAAGTTACTTGCTTGTTCTACTGACATATCCAACTTCTTTTGGATCAGAAGAAGCATACAGCTTACTTGCTCTTTTGTATTTAAGTTGCCTTGTACAAATTCTGATATGATGAACTTTTCTATTGTTCTTTGTTTAATTACTGATGTTGCCATAAGCGTGTGTATTGTGGTAGCCCGAAGGCTACCGGATTAAGACTTAATAAATTATACCGGTTGAGCCGTATACGCCACCGTTGTACCATCTTGCGAGCTTGCCGTAATAACCGTACTTCTTATAGTTGATTGTATCGGCTTTAAACAATTTCATTGCTTCTACCTTGTTGCTTGCTTCGTAATGTACACCTGTGTCTTTACCGTTGCAATCATACACTACGTAAGTATTACTCTGTTTCTTTGATTCTATTGTCAACATAATCGTATGTGTTACACAGGGCTTTCGCCCTGCTGGTTAATACTATTATTTAATACCGCAAAGTTTTGAAACTTTCAATAGCTCTTTATCGCTCATAAATATGAGGTCAAAGAAAACACCTTCATCAAAAGGCTTGTTTTGCGATAAAGCGGCTGATTTCATTTCAACCATGATTCTAGTAATCAATTCACTTTTTACCTTATCGCTCATTTTTGTTGCCATAATCTTTATATTTTAATTGTTATTACTTCGTTTTTGATGATGCAAAGATAAAGCAAACTTTATTAAACACAACATATTTGATAAAGCTTTATTTATTGATTAAGAATATTTAATAAATTAGACTTTATTGATATTAGGTTGTTTGATAAAGTTTGCATTACTTTGTAGAGTAATCAAAATAAAGTATAGTTTATGGAATTGAAAATAAAAGAAACAATGAATGAGAGAGGTGTTACTTCTGCATGGCTTGCAGAACAAGTAGGCATTTCAAAGGTGGCTGTTAGTAATATCGTAACCGGCAAATCTTCGCCATCACTGGATAATATTCTAAAGATTGCTGATGCTTTGAATGTATCTATAACAGAATTAATAGGAGAAGAAAAAGCTGATAACACTATCACCTGTCCTCATTGCGGAAAGAAAATAAAAATAGAGAAAGGAGAATAATATATGGAAAGTAAAATCTCAAAATTTATGCGTGATGACACGATTGACAAAGATGGGAAGCTGGAAACCATTATGGATTACGTTATATCATGGACGCTAAGAATGGCCCAAAATTCATGCAGTACAGCAGATTCTCTACTATATGAATACTCGCGTGCCATTTTGGGAAAATTACTTCATAGAAATATTGATAATTTGACTAATATAGAATCTGTCAAGGTTGAAAAGCAATGCTATAATATAGATTTATGGGTTAATGTAGTTTTAACTATCAATGAGCAAAAGGAGAAACATGCCATATTAATAGAAAATAAGGCGTATTCTCCTATTCATAATGCAACAGACGAAGATGGAGCTTCTAGGTGTCAACTAGAAGTATATAAGAAAAAATTTAATAGAGACTATGCTAACGATGAAGATGTTATTAAGCACTACTGGTTGATAACATGTCATGAAGAAGAGAAATACCTGAAACCTATTAGAGAGATATGTCAATTGCATGATTTCGAACTTATCCCATTAACCGAACTTCAAGATAATGGGGCTCCGGATACTCAAAGTGACATCTTTAATGAATTTTGGTTAAGGTATTGGTAAACAAAGTATGCCGGAGTTAAGTGCTCCGGCACATTAATTGATTAGCCCTTTGAATTTCAAACGATTTATAATTTCTGTGTAAAGATAGTCTATATCCTCGCTAAAATCACCGTAATTTTGATACAGAAACACAACATCTTCGCAGTTGTTGGAAATTGTACTTTCAGATTGAATGCCAACAACCTTTGCAATTTCCCCTCTTATCCCATAAACAGTCTTTCCACCGGCAAGTGTACTGGGTGAAAACAAGTATAGAATAATAAAGATGAACTTCTTTCTTTGGGTGACATTTTCGAGGCATGGGGGACAATCTCTTTCGTTGAGTATCTCAGCGAATATCTTATAGATTTCATAAATAAGGCTTTTATCAGATAGAATAGGCGTAGATATTGCATTCTCTTCTTCGGAAAGTTCTGATTTCTTGATTCTAATCTTTTTTAAGCGAATAATTCTATCAAAATTCAGTTCCATAACACGATTATTTTAAAAGTAAATAGTATATTTGCATCATAATCGTGTAAGATTTGGGAGAATCAATGCTTGGTCGTGCTGGCAGATTCTCCCTTTCTATTTTAAAGCCCTATTCCTTTTGAGAATGGCTTTATTTTTTTTGTCTACTTCTCTGCTCCATATTGAAGCATTATAAAGAGATACAGCATACAGTTTTATTTCCTCGCTGTTTGCAAGGAATTTCACTTTCAACGCTGCTTTCATAGATTCAGCGTATAGGTAAGTATCTATTTCCATTGTTATTTATAAATTAAGTCCCCGCCTAACCAACCTGAGTTAGCAAGTGAGGACAGGGTAAATAAAAAAGGCATCGAACCGTTAGATTCAATGCCGGGTGATAATTGCAGCGGTAGCTAGACGGTACTCGTTAACAAGAAAGCTCAAAAGAATGCACTGAAACTTACAAGGGTGAGCTTGCTTAGATTAACGTATGCGATGGTGACGATAATTCTAATACTTGTATCCTGAAGTGATTGCCTCAGTATCAAAACTGCATGGGATGATGCCCGGCGGTCGAGGCTCCTAGAATATACAAATCGCCCTCAGCGGTCAACTGACAGCCAAGGGCAGGGATTTGGTATATGTACTGGGCAAAGAGAATTTTAAGGTTGATGTGTTGGGTGGTTAAAATTCTGAAGTGTCAACATCTATATTAATTATATCAACATTACGAATCTTGTTTTTTTCTAATTCAAGATTCACATCAAATTTAAAAGAAAAAGATTCTGTTGTTTCTAACCCATCCCCTCTGGCTTGATCGCCATCAGACCCATACTGCAACATAACATCCAGAACACCTTCACCAATGCAATTTACTTCTTGTCCATTTATGCACAGGGTATGTATATCAACATCGTGAACTTCTTCTATTCGAGAGTGTGTTGCTAAAATATCAATATTATCAGGAATAGAATAATTCATTGCATCCAGCAAGGCATCTTCAATACCGTCAACCGTTATTTGCTTATTTTTAGGAGGTATTGCAATAGCTATACGAAATTTGTAATCACCTAAAGACTTGACATAGTCAGCAATATCCTTCAGACGAGTTTTAACTTCAGATCTCAATTTTCGAGTTTTAATTTCAATAACTATTTTTTCTGATTCATTTTCAATGACTAAATCAGCCCTAAATCTACCTAAAGGCACCTCTCTTTTAACTGTATATCCCATTTTTTTGTATTGATCGGTAATTTGATCCTCAGCCATTCTATGGTAATACTTCTCAATATACTTATAATCTATTTGCATTTTCCTCTAAATTAAAAATCCACATATTATTATTAACTAATCCACACTCAATGTAAAGTGTATGCTTTTCCGTAAATACAGAATTTACTATATCTACAATAGTTTCTCCATCTAATCCACTAAAATCAATAAGATTTACATCATATTGATTCAAATCTATTGCTATTATTGATCGAGTAATTATCTGACTATCGTCGCCGTATAAAACGCCATTTAAAGAATCCCACACAGGCTTACTAAGATTATCCGCATCTAAAGATAAGTTTTCTCTGAAGAAATAATAGACTAAGCCATATAAATGTTCTGAAGTATAAGGTTTTAATTTTCGTTTGTACTTCCTTTGACATGAACTTACAAGTTCGGCTTTATATCTCTTTTTTTTAGCAGGATCTGCCGAATTATAGGACAGAGGCCTTTTATTTAATATAAAATTTATCATCTCTAACTGTAAATCTGTATTTCAAATGATATTGTCTGTGACAAAGTTTCCACAAAGTTAATGATTCTGTCTGTATTTTCACGCATCTAATTTATAAAGTTTGAGTAAAGTACGCATAAAAAATCTGCTTTGGTCATTCTTTACCTCCTTTCAGTAATTCGGGGTTATCGTGGATGTTACCGACAACAAATAGTTCTATTGATAAAAATCCAAGAGGTGTAGTGTATATAAGGTCTTTGTTCTTTAGCCACCAAGCGCCCCGTTCACTATTCCAACACACAAAGTAATTGCACTGCCCGTTGTTGAGTATATCCCCTTCATAGATTTCTTTTCCGTTCTTGTCGAATAATCCAGTGAACTGACCTACGGTTTCGGGAATGACTACATAGGGAACATTTCGGCTTGTCTCCGATAATGACTGCCTGTCTTCTACAATGTATGTATTACCACACTCATGATAATAGTACCCGGTGATCCATTTCCTGTTATCGGCAGACTTCCCTCTGAATTTTATTGTACGATTCATTTTATTCCTCCTATTCCTGTTTTACGTTAATAACTTGGATTCAATACACTCACATCACATTCGTGGCACAAGCTGCATTCCTTCAGTTTATCTCTAAGGCACATAGCTTTAGAAGTTGCTTTATTCTTTTCTGCCCATTTTGCACCAGTGATAAAAGAACGTTCTGCCGTTGCACGAACATTCAGCACCTTTTTCATTTCTATTTCTGCATATTGTTTTGCAGCTTCTTTCATATCTTTACTCATATATCTGTTTGTTTTAATCTTTATAAAAACAAAGCGGAAGAGGTGCTGCATAGCAAGATAGCTTTTAAACCACCTCCCCGAAGGTTCGAACTTCTTGAGCAATTTCCGTGACTTACTGTACACATTCGGCTTTGTTTCATTTCCATATCAATTTGAATTTACTTGTACCAACGTCCACCGCAATATTTACATACGCAATATTTTCCCATACTCATCACCTGCACTTTTTCATCAACGCATATACGACATATGCAAACATTGTGGTCGCCATCTGACACGGGTTCCTGAATCTTATCATATTCCCAAAGGGATAGTTTACCTTTAGCCGGTATTGGTTCAGGGAATAAGATAGGATTAGCCAATACCCAATTATATACACCTTTATCCGCCCAAATGGATGTATGGTTTTGCACGCAGTCTACGATCTCCACACTACCGATGATGGAGCCAAAAGGAAGATCGTTGAAACCTATACGGCTCATAGGCGTATTAAGAATCTTTAGTCTTTGATTTGGCTGTAAGCAGCCAAACTTGGCAATATCACTCTTTGCGCTTGAATGAATAAGGACACGTCCACGGAAATTTGTTCACCAACTCCGGTTCTCAATATCCTTGATACCGTGAACGATCAATGAGGCCCACGGTTGCTTTATTGTTATTGCTTTCATTGTTCCAAACTTTTTTTTGTTGCTACTTGTTTAATTAAAAAATAGATTATATGAGAACCAAATTACTACTTACGTTATTCTGCATATCATTATGCCTTAACATTGCTTCATGTATGTCGGTGAGGGTTCACCCGCATAAGGATAAAACAATTCCTCCAGGACAAATAAAGAAAGTGACAGGCAGTAAGTCTGCGAGATATTATGCTCCGGGGCACAATAAGTAGAATAGTTATTCTTCTGTTTTTCGCAAATCCTTGATAATTCTTCAAGAACTTGCAAGGTCATTACTTGGTCTTATTCATTAAAAAACTTGGTCTTTTAACAGTTTGCTATTTTGATTTGATAGCTAATATTTCTTTCCGTGCATCTTCTCACGGAGTTCGTTATACTTCATTTTCTGTTCGATGTGCCAAAACAGGTCTATATCTAAGTGCTTGGCAAGCCCGAATATTGATAGTATCATATCATTCACGGCTGTAGGAAAATCAAATATTCCGTCATACCTAACAGGAAGTGTAGAGATGGAATAGATTGATTCGGTGAAAGTTTCGTCTTTACAGGCTTCTGCCATATCTTCAATACAGTCATCAATATCTCCGTTGGCAAGTTCAAGGCTTATTCCTCGAAGTCCTGCAAGGTCAAGCAAGCGGATTACAGCATCGGCTAACTCTTCCTCAATTGAGCCTTTTATAGTTTCATTGTATGCGACTTCGTAACCACGCTCTTTGGGAATGTCTGGGTCTAACCCTTGACAAATGCGGCTGTTAGCAATCTTCTTATTATACCGATCAACATTGGCTCGTTTACCTTTTCTATCAGCTTCCACAGCTTCCATGAGTTCGGATATAACAAGACAAAGACAGTGCTCGTTACTCAATTCCTGATCGTGAAAGCCGTGTTCACAAGCGGTTTTATATGCCCTATCACGGAGGGCGTTCAAATCTATTTTACTCATATTTATCTTGAATTATTGAAATAGTGCTTGCTGCACTTGCGACAATACAAATTTATTCGCATCAGCGAAGAACTTTTTCTTTATTTCGAATCCGTATGCTCTGCGTCCTAGTTGGGCGGCAGCTAATAAAGTAGAACCACTGCCGGCACATGGATCAATAACGACATCACCTTTATCAGTGAATATCTCTATTAACCTACGAAGTAATGGTACTGGCTTTTGGGTATTGTGAACCTTCGGTGTTTCATTATCCTGTACCCAATCAAAGCAATTGAATATCATCCGTCCGTCGTTGTTAAACTTTGGAAGCTTGTCACGATACAACAAAAGACCATATTCGCAGTTACCAACCACTTTCATGTTTGCTTTTAAAACCTGCGATGAAAATTTTTTTCTAAATACAAGATTTATGTATTTACCCAAACCGTATCTCTTACCAAGTTCGATATATCGGAACTGGTCTTCAAATTCACAAAAGATTATCATACATGGTGCACTTTTTTTAGTCTTAGGTTCTTTTATAAGCATTTGGCTACAGAAGTGCATAAACTCTGCCGGGCGAAAGTCTTTATCGGTATCAAAGAATTGTTTGCCCGCCTTATCACTTTCTCCGTTCTTATTATCACCATTCACATACCATGAGGGATTAGAGGCATAAGCATTATTTCCCAAATTGTAAGGGACATCGGCTATAATTAGTTGAGCTTTAGGGATTCCATAAACTTTGTAGTTCTGGAAATGGTCATTATATAGTTCGACTTCTTTCATATCTTACTAATCTTGATTTAATTAATATTATCCATCAGGTGGGCCGCTATCGCATAAACCACCAGGTAAAATAAGATGTTTACTCCTAGGAGAAGGAGGATGTTTGAAGTATTCTCATGACTAATCCGGCTTCTTATTACTTTCGAAAATATGAGCGAATGTACTTTTTTCATCTGATAGATCGAGTTCAAGTTGTGAAGGGTGACGTTTGATGTAATTATAAAATGCGAACATCTTCTTGTCATCGTCACCGCAGCGGTCTACCAACAGCCGGATGAAAGCCAAAAGGCAATCGGAGTCGTTTCCGAAGTTTTCCTGTGTGGATAGCTGGGATTTATCCACATCTTGTTTCAATTTACGGATCGCGGCTATTGCTGTGTTGAAATTGCGTTTTGCATCGTGGCGTAGCTCATAACCTTGCTTTCCCATTTCGCTTCTCAAATCATAGAGAAGGGTTTCTACGACATCTGTCAACACATAGGTTAAGTTGAGAGTCGTATTGAGATTTGTTGTTCCTATTAACATGATTTTATTTATTTCTTATTTGGATAAATCCACGATTTTCTGTCTCTCTAAGGAGTTCAATATCTTCTTCCTTGATATCGCAAGGAGTTTCACCGTTTACGGTAGTATAGTCCGGGATATTAAACTTATCCCTGATTTTCTTTTTGATTCTAGGGATGTCTTTAGGATCAAGATGCTTTGTTATCCAATAGATAGTTACTTTCATGATTCTTGCTTATTATAAAACTCTTCTAATTGCATTTTCTGCTTTTCAAACTTTCTTTTGGATAGCTCATCCATTAGACTATTAGATATACGCAAAGCATTGATAGCAGATTCATCCCCAGATGCTGCACGCTTTTCAAGTTCTGTTCTATACTCTTCATAGAACATGCCGGACATAGGCTTTAACTCATCCGCTATATGTGATTTATGCTCATTCCAAGACTGGGTGTCGGCAGCAGCACATCGTTCCTTATTATACTCACGAAGCCAACTCATAATCACCTGCCCATCAATACGATTGTATATTCGTCCGTATTTCATCTTCATGGCATTTTTGAAACAGAGTTTCAAGTCGTCCGTTTTGAGGTATGGATATTCCTCCATAATCAAATCAACGGTCATAGCTACTTGAATATCAGACATAGTTTCAGTAGCATTGAAAAATTCCAAAGCATCGGCAAGCAAAAGAACAACGGCGGCTCTTGACTTTGTTTCCCCAAGTATCCTTGTAATTGTTCCTATTGCTGGTTCTGAACTTAAAAATACATCTTCAATCGTTTTGGGGCGAAGCATCTTGCAGTATTGCTCCGGCGAGGTTTTTAAGGCGACCAACCGACTCTCTTCTTGTGGCAGCAGTATCAGTTCGTTTTCCATTGTAATTACCTTCTAAAATTTTAGTATAATTTGCTTGTTTAAATATCCAATCAAAATCACATTTCCAATTGCGGTCATTTCCTCCAAGAAGAAAGGGACTCTGAAGAACAAGATTAAAAGCTGTTCTGATGGATTCTTTGCCATATTGGGATATCCGGGCTTTAACGGCTTTCTTTCTAGCCTCGGTCATTGACTTTATCTGCTGAAGTTTGTTCTTGAATGTAGAGTTATAGTATTCCATCAATCCGTTGTAATCAACCTTTTCAGAAAGGGAGGGCGAAGAAAGCTTGTCTTTCTTTGATACTCCGTTAGGAGTATTTTCTTTCTTTTGATTATTAAGAGATATATCTATATACTCTCTTTCTTTATCTTTCTTTGTATTTGTGCCCTCCGTGTGCCCTAATTTTTGTGAAAATTCAGATTGTGGCGGGTGATTATTCGTAGGCTGTGCCGCAAGTTGTGCCCTTAATTGTGCCCATTCTTCTTTTAAACTATTGATTTCCATGTCAATATCTGTGCCCTTGTTTGTGTCCTTTGTTGTGCCGGCATCGTTATATTCGTCATATTTGCACAATGTTATGATATTGATACCTTGTGTACATTCAGAAGTTATCATACCTTCTTTCCGTAGATGCTCCAAAAAAGAACGGACTTTCTTTTCTGACCATTGCCAACGTTTTGCTAAAAATCTGATGGATGCTGGGTATTGCCCACGATTATAGACCACCTCTCGACCTCCGATACACTCCTTTCGGGGCGTTGCATCAAATCGTGCAGATTGTATTAAATCTAACCACGCTTCGCAACTGCTAAATGTCCGGGCTTCATTCCACATTATATTCGAGAAGAACCTGCGGCTTAGTTTTATAAATCCTTTATCGTTTTCCATTCGATTAAAATCTCACGTTTGTTAATTGTCTTCCTTTAGAGCAAACTACCCATTTACCATTACCGCTATCAAACAACCGTAAATCAGAGACTTCGCCAAAACGTTTGATGTTCCCACATAAATCTACGATCCAGCCACATTCTTTAGAAGGGTGGGGGCGAATAGCCCGACCGACTATCTGATACCACATAGCAAGTGACATCGTAGGACGTGCCATAACGATTGTATCAAGCTCTGGATAATCAAAACCCGTAGTAAGTACTCCAACATTAGCAACTACCGGAATTTCGCCTGATTTGAATTTATTAAGTATCATTTCACGGGTAGCCATTGGAGTGTCACCCGAAACAATTGCACATCCTGGTATTGACATCGTAAGCCGTTCGGCTTCTTTCAAGAACCGAGTAAATACTAAAATGCCTTTTCTCTTACCACCTGCTTTGGGGGTTATCAGCCTTTGAACGATATGAACGAGATAACCATAGAAGTCTATCCGTTCATATTCTCGTTGAACTGATTTATCGGTATAGTCGGCACCGGTGGTATTTACTTTCAGGTTAAGTTCATTCCATCCTGAAGGATTCATTGGATAATAGTTTAGCTTCGCCAAGTAGCCCATATCTAATAGGGTTGATACCTGTACATGGAAAATGACCTCTGAAAAAACATGAGACTTTGTCCGGGTGATGAATTTCAGCATAGAACCGAAATTACGACTGGATGATAACCGATAAGGCGTAGCTGTCAGCCCAAGAACCTTACACTTCACCGCATCGAAGAAATCCTTATACATTCCTTCTTTGGGGTTTACCAAATGACATTCATCCACAATGATGTTTTTGAAGTGAGTAAAGAGTTCGGGATGAGCTTTCACAGAACCGATGGTAGCAAATGTTATTCGGTTTATCTCCTTTGAGTTGAAGGAAGCAGAATAGATGCTACAGTCGAGAATGCCGTATGAACATAGTTTTTTGAAATTTTGCTCGAGTATTTCCTTACTCGGCTGGAATACTAAAGTATGGCCCTCAAGTCTTGCAGCTATATCCGCAATGATAAGCGACTTTCCCGATCCTGTAGGCAATACCATGATGGCGTTAGTTTTCTTTGCCTTGTTGCTGAAGAAAGAAACGGCTGAATCAGATGCTTTCTGTTGATAATCACGTAGTTTGTACATTGTCTGCTCTTCTTTCTGTAACGGTTCTGATTCTTCCGAGTTTCATTATCTCATCGCACATCCAAGTATATCCACAGAAACCTTTAGATTTCCGCATTATTTTTTTAGATTCGCTTGGTGTAACATATCTGACTTCCACATTTGCTACCCATCCATCGCCAAAATCATAATAGAAGTTTCCTTCTTTTAGATTTGAATAGATTGGCTTTCCACGTCTAAATGCAACCTGCGAATAGGCATATAAATTTCCTTCTCCAGTCCATTTACCATTCCATGAATTGTTTTTGGGCATAGTGAGGATAAATAAAGCTACTGTCTTATTTTCTTTTTTTATCGGTGTGAGTTTATACTCAACTCCTTCAATGATAGTGGATTTCATATTCCTTTCTCCTTTCGTAGTTTCTTATTAAGTGCTTTGTAATACTTGATAAGCTGCTCATAATCAAAATCAGACTTCTTAGAAGTACCGGCAGCTTTCACTTTCAGCAAGTCGAATTTCTGTTGTCCAATTTTGGCTATCAGATTCACCCGATATCCTTCCAGATGATCAGCTTTGAACCTATTGCAGTGACGGCATTCGGCATGGCAGTTATTCTCATCAAACCGTGTCGCCAAATGCGTGCGACTGAAGTAGTGCCCGCAATCGGCTTGCTCAAACGGTTTTATCTGTCCGCAACTGATACAGCGAAAATATCCGTTCGGCATACAATCACGAAGCCGGATAAAGAGAGAGAACTCCTTATCAAGTTTAGCTTTCAAATTCGGCTTCTTCTTTACTGTTACCCCTGCTTTATCAAACAGAGGTAAAGGCTTGTCTTTCTTCTTAGCCTTGGTTCGTTTTATGTAATATGGCATTCTACTATTGGTTTACATAGTTCAATAACTCGCTTACAATCATCCACATCGAACATTCCTATATGGCAAACTTCACGGGGTATATTCAGTTGGTTAGATAGCCATAAGTAAGCTTTGTTTCTGTTCGAGGTATTGGGAATGTGTTTCTTCCAAATCTTATTGATTAGGTCTGTTTTGGCAATCTGGTCAAAATAGAAGTGAGCTTCTTTCTTTGCTTCTCTCAATTCCGCATTTGCTAAACGTCCTAATGCTTGGTTCGTACCCTTATGTACACCAACGTAAGCTCTACAATCACGACACAGATAAATCATGCCGTAGGAACGTCCGTAGATTATGGAACTATCCACGTATTCAGTAGGCTTACCGCAATAGGGGCAAATCTTAGCTGCTATAATTTCATCCATAATTTTCCAATTAAAAGCCCCGAAGCGTATTCTCCGGGGCATTACATACAATTTAGTCTATGCAGTTGAACAGTGCTGCTCACTTTATTACGTCGGGGACACTATCTGTCTGCGCACAACAGAAACATTCATTTGCAACTGAATGCTTTCGTGTCCCCTTTCTCACACAAGTTTGTGGATAAGCCAGGACTCGAACCTGGACGATAGGAGTTATTTTTGCTATTACATTTAAAATAGCTATGCCCGTTACTTTTATGCACTTAGCTTGGGTGCAACCTACCTATAAACATATCACTTTAGCGTCTAACCAATTCCGCCACTTATCCAATTTTGCCTGTACCACGCTTGATACAGGACTTGTCCTAACTTTAAATAATACTATGAAAAACAAAATATACACCCTCACGGGCTTATTCTTTAGTCTCAATGTAAGCCATTGAGAACTCCATCGGAATATATCTACCAACTGGAATAGGTTTAGCAGATTCAACCATAGCGTGAACTTCTTCTTTGTCATACTCACGCCCGGCCTTTCTCGCTTCCTCTTCTCTTTCGTATTGCTTTTTCTTTAGGTAGTCGGTGATAATCATCATTGCACGGTCAACGTTGAAAGTGTGGACCACAAACGTATAGGTTGATTCACTACCACCACTACCGAAGACTATTCTCGATTCAATTTGGTAGAACTTCTTTTCATCCGGCTTTTCATCTTCTTCATTGTCACCTTCTACATTCAAGTTTTTTTCTTCCCAATCAAGAGGTAAAGTATCAATCTTACGTTCTTTCAAAGTGTCAGTAAGGATGATACAAGTATCGAACTCTTTCACCATGACAATAGTAAAGCCGAAAGAGTAATTGAGTTCTATGTAGTCTTTGAGGATAAGCAAGGCTGTATCAAGCGTACTGGCGTAGAATAGAAACTTATGCTTCTTATCTTTGATTTTAGCCTGTGCGATATATGGATGAAGGTAAGTACTTGGCTGTTCTTGGGCGATACGTTTCTGATTGCTCACCTCTACCTCTTTGATTCCATCAGCTTCCATACTAAAGCGAATTTGTGCCAATCGATCTTGGTCGATTAAATCGCCACGCTCAAATAAGACTTCGTTTCGTTCGATTGATACGACTTGTCCCGTATCTTCGTCTACAAAGTCTTCAGTCCACGTTTTTAGGACACGTTTTGCAAGATACATATTGAGCATCTTGTGAGGATCGGATGTTATATAGCGTTCCTCATTTTTCTTGGTTTCTATCATGGCTTATATTTATTGATTGTTGAGAGAATATCTTCAATAGGTAAAGACACCGCTGTTTTGCCTGGTTCTTCGTATTCTTTCAAATACTCATAAGCATCAGGAAATTGTTCTTTTGCTCTTTTAAATGTCCTCAAAGAAAGAAGGGCTGATACAATTGAATTGTAAGTCTTTTCTTTTTCATCGTTTAGTTTATCAATCTTTATCCGCAGTTTATCAAGATGTTCAATGACTTGACTACCAACTTCGATATGCGGATACCAAGATGATGAAGCAGGAAAATATGATAGCTTCTCAATCCTAATTTCATGTTTACCGGAGTAGAGGGTTGCGCAGGATGATTTCTGAAAGCAACTTCTGTGCTTTTTAAAACAATCTTTCAAATCTTTAGGTAGAGAGTTCTGAATCGCTTCCTCTGATATTATTTGTCTTTCATCTGATAGTGACTTTATCTTAGCAACTATCGGGGCTACCATCTTTTCGGCAACTTGTTCAGATATGGTTCTTGTTATATTCATAATTAAATAAATTCTTTGTTACGTTCAATTTCTTGTTGGATATGGATTAGAAACTGATTTTCATTGGGAGCCGGCAGATAAATACCAGCTTGAGCAACAGAATAGTTTCTGAATCTCTCTATGGCTGTTGTCATCTCGCCAGTGGTAAGTTCTGAACTACTACGCATATAAGTGATTTCATTTCCCTGCTTATTGATTTTCTTTCGTTCGAATAAATCACGATTACAGGTCTTTTTGAAGTAGTCAAGCTTAACCTCATCGAGACTGCAGCCAAGTTCACAGGCAAAAAAACTAAGTATCAGATGTAAATAGCTATTTTGCGCTAATGTGCGGTTGGGAAGTCGCTTTTTAACCTCCACAACCGCGCGGTCTTTGAATAGCTTGTTTACATACTCTTTATACTTATCTACTTCGTAGGGGTTACTCAGGTTGAAGATCATCTAAGCCAAAAATTTTAGTATCAGTAATAAGCTCCCTGTTTTCCTCCAAGAACCGAATAAACTCTTCACAATGATTAGTGAGAATTGGTATATCACGTTCGGGAACAAAAACATAGGTTTCAGTATAAGTATCTACCGGGTAGCCCGCCTTACTAAATTCAAGTATATTATACTCGAATGTTCGTATATCATTGCCATTTTGAATCAAAGCATACGGGTAAACGAGGTGTTGAAAGTGACTTTTGAACTTACCAACGCTGTAGCTACCTGTTGTCTTGATGTCGTGAACGGTGGTAGGCATCAGTTCATCAATGAAGCCATAAACCAATACATTGCCGAATGTGGTAGGAAGGATTGCTTCTACTCGTTGCTGAGTTAGAGCACCTTTGAAGTAGTTGGCAAACTCGCGGCAGATAGAGATAGGAAAAGTAAATACCCTGTTGTTGTAAGTAGCCTGATAAGACAAATCATCTGCTGTCCTCTCTACAATTATATCTTTTGGCTTTCTATTCTCTATCAAGGCATCTACCAATTCATTGAAGCAAGTACCCCTGTCCGCTTTCTCGTTATCAAAAGGCTTTCGATTGATACGGTCTATCAGTTCTTGAAACTGCTGTTCGTGAAATTCTTCGGGAGTATAGGGAGGATTTTCACTCCATCCCCAATACTTATCCCAAATTACATCACTATTCAGATAACCCCAAAAGGCATCAAGAATTGTAGCATAAAAGCGGTACTTAAGCTGCATCTGAATAGGTTTTAGTTTCTTTGTCAAATACCAATCCCAAAGAGTTTACTTTGGCTGCAAACAGGCTTCTCGCTTTCATTAGAGAACTACCAACGTGTTCAAACTCATTGATATGTGAAGCGAACTCATTAGCGGAGTTGGCATCGGTGATAAATTCAATGCTTTCTTTTATTTCTTCTATCACCTTGTCATACTTTTCCTGCGCTTCCTTCTTAGCCGCCAGCATACTTAAATATGAATTGATTATCTTAGTGGTGATAAAGTCGTTCTTTGCGGTCGGATTACCGCTCTTATCGACGATAGTAGGCACCTCCATTACAGAAGGTAGATTGCAAGTATTCTTACCGTCATTTCTTGAAGTCGGGTCAAAAGTTATAGTGCGTCTTTGAACGCCTCTTTCGCTTTTCATTTCAAGATAACCGAGCAAATCCAGTTCAGTAACGATGGAGTTGTAGGACTTCTCACGTAAGGCAGGAATGAACACCGTATCATCACCTTCTTTTCTCGTATCACGGTGGGCGACAAAAATGATATGTTTATTCAGACTTGAGAGTGTTCTTGTCATCCAAGAAAATTCCGCATTGATACCACTCCAATCTCTGATAGACGGTTGGCGGCTACCACATTTATAAGTAATGATAAAGTCCATCATCTTACCGATAGTATCAACAACGATTGTCTGATAAGCTGACAAATCTTCTTGCAAGACTTGTTGAACATCACTCCAAGAAGTGACTTGTACTGTGTCTATGTTTTCCAAATGTACCATATTCATACGTTTCACCCCGTTATCGAAATCCAATAACAAAGGTTTCGGAGCACTCAATGCTACCGTACTCTTTCCCATACCGGCTTGACCGTAAATCATCATTTTTACTGTGGTAGGGATTACTAATTCATTACTTTTTTTGATAAGACTCATAATCGTAAAATTTAAAGGGTTAATTATATTCTTTGTTCTTTAGAATCAATAGCGTAAAGAAGCACATCACAAGCATTGATTGCATAAGGAGACATTTTCGTGGTTCCGGTCTTTTCTGCCCGTATTTTCTTTTCTGCTATCAGCTTTTCAAGTCTATAGCGACCGCCTACAAACTCTTTGGCCTGCTCTTTATTGAGAGAAACTCTGCTACCTATTCGATAGAGAGTATTTAGTTTTGCCTCTGCATTCATTCTGACCTCCTTACTCTTTCAATAGTTTCAACTCTTGTTCTTCTTGCCCTTCTCATATCACTCTGTTCGTGATAAAGTGAAAAAGAAAAAAGGCATAAAAAGCAGCAAGCAACTGCAGAACGAGCAATAGGAGAGAAGTCCATAGTAAATTTCATTCCTGTCATTCGTTCATAAAACATTGTCGCCAGCTCTCTTCCGTTTCTAATTCGAAGAATTCTGAAAGCCTCTTGCAGTTGGTTATTTATCGTACTCAACGCCCTGCATTTCATCGAAGCTATCTCCTTCTTCTCATACCCCTGTGCGTACATTCGTGCTGTAACCTCACATTCAGGTGTAAGTTCTGTTAATACTCTTTCCATAATCGTGTAAGTTGATTGGTTACGCAGTTCTGGTAACTATAACAATACCTTTTTCTTTGAATGATTCAGACTTCCATTTCTTGCCTTCGCTGTAATGTTTGGCGTTCAAAAGGGATACATTGTTACGAATTGTCTCTAACGAAGATATTGGCAATTTGATTGTTGCCCCTTTCTTCATGGTTTTCATTTTTTCTTTGCTACTTACTTTTTCCATAAGCTGTTTTTTAAATTAGTGATTGTGGATAAGCCCCGATTCGAACGGGGATGGGCTTTACTGCCAATGAGCGAGAGTCCCGGCATACGTTCCGTGCGTTTTCCAATTCCGCCACTTATCCATATTTGCCACACCAACGCTATGATGTGAACTTGAGGTAAAAACTATAATTACGAATAAAACTTCTGTTCACTCTCACGAGCTACTTTGTTCCCGGATACCGAATCAACGGACACCGGGATAGATGCAGAACATTTAAAAATCAAATAAATACAGGGGCTTAAACCCTACGACGTCCTTTTCGTCGGCATCATTGGTTAAACATAAAATAAACTTTGTGAAGGAACCCGGACTCGAACCGGGAATGCCAAGCTTTATCGTGTCTGCCAATTCCGCCATTCCTTCAAATAAAAAAGGTGCACTATCTTCACAGACCGCGCACCAGTACAACACAAACACAAAATAAAACACGATAAAAACTACTATATTTTTCAGAATCCGCCCGGCTGGTTTCCCTTACTCACAGTACTGACTTATTGCAGGAACCTTATGCCAGATTATCGGTCTACCTTTTTGCGGATGTCTGTTTGGATTTTAGTTGTTTCAATTCTTCAATCATCCTTTCAAGGCGATTGTATTCTTCTCTCCCGGCATCGTAATCAAGTACGATACAGTCACGACAAAACTCTAACCGCTTAATTTGCAGTTCTAATGCTTCATTCATTTCTATTCTTATTTAACGGTTATTATTCTTAAACGTTTGACAAGAGCATTTCCTAGGTGATAAGAATCACCAAAAAGAGTAATACCCTTAAAGGAGCTGTGTCGGATATTCACATTGCCAACTGTTCTTATCAGTCCGTCTGTATGTAAAATAGTGTCTCCGGCTTGAATTGTACTTATATGTACCTCTTCTACCTCATAGTTCATTTTATCTAATTTATATTGAAGATTATTTTTTATCTGCCAAGATCTCGAAACATTTCTTAGGAAGATTCTTTTTGAATTTCTCCCATGCGAGGCGTTTTGCTTCTGTCTCTGAACAGGCTTTTACTTCGTAGTCTATCGACCAACGCATATCTACATTGACCAAATATTCTTTTTTAATTTTATTCATTTCTTATTCTGTTATTAGTCAATTAATTCGGGATTATCATGAATATTACCAAGTACTTTAATTATTCGTTTTGATGAATTCCACCAACCGGGAGATACTTGATGCCAATAACCTGTGTCCATTTTTTCGTCCAGGTCTTTTATGTTGGCTAAACAAAAACAAGCATAATCATCTATATATCTCACCAATTTGGGGTATTTACCGTTTACGCTGATTATATCCCCTTCATAGATTTCGTTGCCGTTTTTGTCGAATAAGCCTGTGAATTGTCCCACAGTTGTAGTTTCTACCTTACTTCTATTAAACATTTCAGTAGCTTCGCATCCATATTGGGAAAGTTTCTTGCTGAAAATAGCCATTTCACCACTTTCGTACTGAATCAAGTCACCAAATATCCATTCGTTATTATATAAGTTTTTACCTCTGAATTTTATTGTTCTCATATTCATTACTTATTTAATTTGAACTTATTCGTGTAATTCTGTATAGGCTATTCTGACAAAGGCGAAAGAACCGATACATATAATACCCATTATAATAATAGATATTAATTTCATGGGGCTAGATGTCGTTATTGCCCCGTATAGCATACCAATAGCACACAAAGCTAAAATTATGGATAAAACAAACTGGATTAACTTCATTTTAATCCTCCTTTTCTACTTTAAAGCCCTTGTCTTCGAGATAACTAATTATGGTATCTTCGTTTATCTGATTTAGGATTTCTGTTTCATCCATTTCAGAAACCAAACTAGATGTATCGAAATACTCTACGCAATCAGATGCATTCACTAGCGATAATAAACTATCTGCATCTACTTTTGAATAATAATGCGACATAATCGTATAATTTAAAATTTGTGCCCGCCAACCTTTTAGACAGTTGTACCCAGAATCGAGACTGGACGGGCAATATATCGTTGAATTTCTACTGAAAGAAAATTTAAAAGTCATACTTACAACTTGAATCTTTCGTTTAGAACCTTGTGAACGTGTCGGTGGTTACTGCCTGTAGCCGATTAACTTCGCTGTCTGCTATGTGCCCGAAGGCTTACCATTATGCGCACGGACGAAAAATCCGTTATATATTGCGCCCGCCATACCTTCTACGGATTGTACCCGGTATCGAGACCGGACGGGCATTGTATAATCGTGTATTATGCGTATCTGCTTAAGCCTTGAATCAGACAAAGGGCATCATAATCCATATCATTATCTTCACCTGTATCTGGCCCTGAAAGGATGGCTTCATAGGTATCAATTTCTTCTTCGATAACTTCTATGATGTCAGCCTTGCAATCCACATTGTAAACTCTACGGACTGTTTCTTCATCCATATTCTGAATATTATCCAAGTCTTTGTATAAGGCATTCAAGCCTTGTTCTAATTCGTAGTGTGTCATAATCATGCAATTTTTAAAAGGTTAGCTTTCTTATAGCATCTGAACTCACCTACTTCTGTATCGAAATAAGTCTGAACGGTGTCGTTCTTAGCCCTTTTATCAGTACCGGTTACTGTGGGCATGTATTTTTCGCAAAGAGTACCGTATGCTTCACGTACAGAACCATCGATTTTCTGAAAGTAGAACTTTACGATCCGTTTTTTCATTTCAGCTTTCAGCTTCGAATTAGTCCAGGCTGTTTTCAAAGCTTCTGACATTGAAAAACCGTTCTTCTTAACCATTTGCCAAGCAAGGCTCATGACCTCTTTCATCTGATTTTTAAAATTCGTGCTCATAATCGTGTATTTTAATATGTATGTACTATTTTATCCTATCAACCTTTTTTCTATCTTTGTATCGTGATTGAATGATTGATGATGCAAATATACTATCTTATTGCAATATATCGCTAAATATCGCAATAAAATATTGCTATAATGACAATATTTAACATTATGAATAAGATTAATATCGCAAGTTTAAGGAAGTCTCTGAAACTTAGGCAAAAGGATTTTGGTGAAAAAATTGGTATCAAACAAGCCTATTTGTCAGAAATAGAAAGTGGTAAAAAGCCTCTTACAGAGGAGTTATATAATAATATTATAGAAGTATTTGGCATGGATAAAGTTTCTGAATACTTTATCAGTACGAATGATAGCGATATTATCGCAAATAACAATACAAACGAAGCAGTTCCAATAAACCAAAACTACATAATACACGTACCACTAGTGAACCAATACGCACAAGCAGGATATTTATGCGGCTATGAAGATGCTGCATATATGGCAACTTTACCTACTATACCTTTTATAGTAGATCATGAAGCCCAAGGAAATTATGTTGCCTTTGAAGTAAAAGGTGACAGCATGAATGATGGAACAGAAGATAGTTACCTAGAAGGTGATCGACTCCTTTGCCGAGAGATACAATCTCATTTATGGGTAACTTCCAAATTGCACATTAGAAAATGGGATTTTGTCATTGTTCACCAAGAAGGAATACTTGTTAAAAGAATAATAGATCACAATGTAGATAATCATACAATTACAATACATTCTTTGAATGATATGTATCCAAATAAAGTTATTGACCTAGCAGAAGTAAAACAGATTTTTAATGTGATCGAGTTACAAAGACCAAGACGAAGGTAATATTCAATTAATAGTGAACATTAGAAAAACTCTCTATATAAAAACACTCAAAATAAAAAATTACTAGAGATAGAACACTATGGAAAACTTTACAATAAATTCGGTAAAAGATTTCATATCTATATTAGATGAAAGAAATATAAAACCTGATATTGATTTCTTTAGAGGTCATTCCGATATTAATTATAAACTCATACCTTCTATTGGTAGGCTTTTTCCCAAAGATTTAAAAAGGACCAAAGATTTTGAGCAAGACATGATGTCTGAATTTAGAAGAATGCATACTCTTCATGTGGATAAGTGCAATAATGAGTTTGAGTTATTATTCTTAGCTCAACACCATGGATTACCCACGAGATTACTTGATTGGAGCTATAATCCATTAGTTGCTTTATATTTTGCAGTATGCAGTAACTATGATAAAGACGGATGTGTATATCAATATTTCCCCTCAAGAATGATCTTTGTAGATAATAGAAGTCCTTATACTATTGAATCCAATTTTTTAGTTAAACCTATTATAACAAATGAAAGATACAAAAACCAAAATAGTGTATTCATAATATATGCAAACCCGACAGAAGAAGAATCTGATATTTATGCAAAGTATAGAATTCAAGCAGCATATAAGAAACATATTCTTATGAGTTTAAGAAAAATAGGAATAAGCCATAGTTTTATATATCCAACGCTAGAAGGACTTTGCAAAGATATTAAACTAACAAAGTTAAATCTATGGGAAATATAA